TTACCCAAGAGGAAGAAGAAATCCTTAGACTTACTGAGGAAGTTTGGAATAGATTTTCGGAATTACCTATCAATCATCCGATGGAAATGAATGAGATGGCAATTAAGATACATGATATCCAAAGGATGATTATATCTAGGCCTGGATTTAGGTTGAACCAAGAAATGTTTAAAGTATATGGTAAAGGTAACTGTAATAAAGGATGATGACAATAAGAGAATCCTAAGATGTTCTGAAGGTAATAGGGTTTGGTATCGGTTATGGATTAATCCTGAGGATATGATGAGAATAGAACCATTATTAGATGGAGGAGATAGGATTTGGATGGAAGAACTTGAGATGTATTATCTTTTCTTCTATGAGATAAATAATGGTAGGAGGGTCTTAGGGAAGGGTAGGATTAAAGAGATATTAGATACCCTTTTGTAAGATGAATGCCAGGGATGTTAGGTCTCTGGCTTCTTTGTGTGTTGTGGGGTTTGTGGGATAATCGGGGTACCTCTTAATACGAGGGGCTCAAAAGTTGTGGTACTAAATGGGGCTAACGGTTATGTTAAAATTAACATTCAAAAATAAAAAGTAAGGGACAAACATTTATTTTGCTTTCCCTTACTTTTTATTTAGTTTATAAGTTCTTTAAAAAATCTTTTGTATCTTTGATAATCTGAATTAATACCCAAATTACACCAACAAATAAAAATACATTTAATAGCATATTATTTAATTACTTGAAATTTTTGACTATTTGTAAACCTTTTGTTAGAACTTCTTTTTTTGTGTCCTTTGTATTTTCGCTTGCAATACTTGCAAATGAAAAATCATTCACTTTGTAGACTTGCTTATAAAATTCTGTAAATGCAGAAACAAGTGTTTTTAGTTCATTTTGTTTCTTTTCTTCTTTCGCTTTGCAAATCGAATCAAGCAAAGAAAAAGTAGTATTTCTTAATTTCTTTCGATACGCTTTCTTTTGCTTTTCGTTCAACTCTGCAAAAAGACTTTCAATATAAATTTCGGTCTTTTTCCCTAAAGAAGTTTTTAAAAGTCCGTTAGTTTTTTCATTTAGACTTTTAAAAATACTATCAACTGATAATTTAATAGTGCTATTTGCTTTTGCTTGCGCTTTTGCTTTATTTGCACTAACTTTGTTTACTTTGTTGTTAACTTCTTTTTCTACTACTACATTTTTTAATTCTTCCATAATAAAATACTTTTAGTTTTTATGTTTATTTTATTATATCCTTTTCTCTATAAAACTAAAAGATTTATAAGAAAAAGAGAAAAGGAATAAATTAATTTTATATTGTTTCAATATGTCAAGTATCGCTTTTTGATTACATTACAAAGATACGATTTATATTTTAATTAGCAAAATTTTCAGAGAATTTTCTTTTTAAAAATTGTTAATCAAAATTTTAAATATCTCTTTGCTTTTTCAACAATACAAAGATAAAAAATATATTTTAATCTGCAAAACATTTTGAGATTTTTTTTGAGAAATTTTTAAGAACTATTTTTTAATAATTTCGTGAGAATTTTATGCAAGTAGGTTTTAGGGGTTTGAAAAGTGGGCATTGTTGTGGGCATTAGATATAGGTATATTGATGGATATAAGGTAGGATATAGAAGGGGTTGGTATAGGTACCACTTTAGAAATTTGGAGGCTCCATACAGTCCGGTAGATATTATCTGTATATTATATCATATAAGGCCATTAGGTGACTAGCAGGCTTTTATACCAATGCCATGGGCCATGTATGGAGTCCTAAAGAACTAAGGCCTATGAGTCTATAGTTAGGCCTATGGTAAGCCTTAGCAAGTCCCATGATGGCCTACATAGAAAGGCTTAAGAAAAAGCCCAGTACCTTAGATAGGCATGGGCTTAGGTGTACCTAAGTTAGCGATTAGGCTTCTGCAATAAGGGTAATGTATAATGAACCCAGATAAGCGGTATAGGCAGGCTTAGGTTGAGAACCATCATCGAATAGTAAAGGACATTCTGCAAGTATAGAGTTTATTTGGGCTCCTGTAAGAGTTCTATTAGAAAGTTCATAATAGAAATTATGTACTATACGACCGGGAGCTAGTTCTGAGCAATTATATGCCTTGAATGTAAATTCTGGGATGTGTAGATACCCTTCGTCTATTAGGAATGAAAGATACTCAAGAACTCCTTTCTCATCTACCTGAGAATCAATGTTTAGGATTGCCTGGTTTTTAGTGAACCAAGTTTTAACCAAGTTGGGTTTAATACTACGCATAGGATATAGGATTTAAAAATTAATATTCTTGTTTATTATCACATTGCAAATATAAGAATAATAAATAATATAGCAAAATCCTAATCAATTTTTATAAATCCTACTGAGGCCCTTAATGGATAATGTATTATAGCTCTAATACTAATATTACGTATCTCTCTATCAGTACTCTCTCAAAAGAAGTATCTCTTCTAGCAATCTAAAGTTTCTTTTTAACTAACTACAAGGGCCATTAATAACATACTTACTAGTTTTAGGTACCTTGAATGGCCTACAATTTTATATAATCCTATTGCCTTGGAGGCCTAAAATTGCCTTAAATTTATTAAATCCTGGGGCCCCAATCCGACAAAATAGGTACCTAATTTTATATAAAAAGGTGCCCCAAATGATTGCCTAATCCTACAAATCCGATTGCCTTTTTTATATACTTATTATATATAATAAGCGGCCATTAGGGGTCTAGGATTTATCGGATTTAGGTACCCCAATAGGCTATTATTAGGTACCTTTTAGGCAATTGGTTATATAGCCTTAGGACCTTGAGACATATGTGTTAGATAGCTCTGGGGTATGGTGGTTGTATAGTAGAGGATGCCTGCCCAGACTAGGTACCCCAAAATCCGCAACCCCCGGCGATCCCCAGATTGTATTATGTATATTGATTAGTATTATATTAGGTTGAAGGTTATATGTACCTTAGATAAGTGTATGTGTATTATGTTACATAGTTAGGCCCAGTATGATTTTGTATTATATGTTCATACTGGGCATGTGTATTATATTGGTTATTTGTTTTGTTTGGGGTGGGTTGGGTTAGTAGGTTGGTATCCTTAGGATTAAGGTCTCTAATAGGATTAGTAGGATTATCTGTAGGCCTTGTAAGGTAATGTATATGTATTTTTGTTTGTTGGTGGGGCTTGGTATTTGGTTATACCTCTTGCTTCTGTGTATTATGCTTAGTGAGGTATATATTATCAAGGCTATTAAGAGTAAGGCTTTCATTTCTGTTTGGATTTTAATTTGTTTTGGGTACGTAGGTGCTTGTTGAAGGTTGCACCTGAATCTGTGTAGTAATTAGGATTTGGTTTACCTGGAGTAGGAAAGTGTTCATTCCATTTATCCTGGTGAGGTATGTATACTTGGTTCTTGGGTTTCTTTTTCATTTGGTTTCTCTGTTTAGTAGGGTATTTTTGAATCCAATTGGTATAAGCTCTTGGGTTTCTATGGTTACGGAGTCGAAGTAATTCTTTATACCTTTTATGTTTTTGAATTGTAATACTCCTCCATCGCCATAGGTAGCATTTACTTGGTTTATAAGGTCCTGATAAGCCTTGTCTTGGTTATCTTCTAGTGAATGGTATATGTTTTCTACTTGATTACCCTCTATGATTATTAAGGTTGTGATTTTTAGTTTCATTTTCCGTAATGTTTTAGTTGGTTGTTGTACTCTGGGTATTTGTTCTCGTAGTAGTCATAGAGATATTGGTATTCGTCATCTCCTGACCAGCAATCAAGGAAGTAATCATATTGGTCCTCGGTTGCCTGTGATGGATGTATGTGCAATGTATATTTGCAGTAGTGTTCCCATACTGTTTTAGGTTGGAATTTATTAGTTGGGAATGCCATGACTACTAGAGCCATGGCAATGATTGATAATATGATTAGTTTGGTTCTCATTTGATTAGGGTTTTAAGAAAGTTAATGGTTTTTTCGGTGAAAGTGTAAAGAGTTTCTGGTTTTTCGAGGAAGTTAATGTAGTAATCAATGATTTCGGCATGTTCTTCCTCGTCGAAGTTATCCTTGTAATGTTGGAATTTTTGCATGATAAGTGGTTTGTATTTTTCCTGTTCAAGGATAAGGGTTGCACCATAGAGTACCATGTCTACTTCGTCTACGTTATAATCGAAGTATTGGTCATCGCAACCTCTGAGCAAGTCCATTTGATTTAGGATTTCCATTAGGTCGAGTTCCAGGGATTCCTTATCGGCATAGGTATATACCCAGAGCATTTCTAATGAAAAATCCGATATTTCTTCGTAGTTTGGGTCATCCTCGGCAATTTCGAAGTCATATGTGTTTTGAGCATGTGACATAGGGAATTGGCCTTGGAGAGAAACAATGTGAAATGGGTTTTGTGCAATGATAGATGCAAGGATTGAGGTAGAATTTAATGTGTCCATAATTTTAAAATTTTATTAATTAATAATATTTTTATTTCGATATGCAAATATAAGAATAATAATTAATATATGCAATAACCTCGATTACCTACTGAAGCCTTATTAGGTCAACTATTTCGATGGATGAATAGGGCATACCTATTAATTCGGAGATTATCATTTTGGTATGATATACATGGAGATGGTTTGGGTTTAATTTTACCCTTGGGAATATTAAGTATGGCCTTAATTCTTCAGTTCTGTAGGTGATTATTAATTCCTCGCAGAACTTTTCATTTTGGCAATCAAAGGAGACTAAGAATTTAGACTGTTCTAGCATATCATTAATATTAAGCAATGAGTATTCTCATAAGTTAAAGGTTCTTCACTAGTAGGATGGGAGGATGCACCCATAATTAATATGTTTCCTCCCATGATTAGTATAAGAATTATGTTAGGCTTCATTGGTTAATGTTTACCTAAGTCCTCAAGGGTTTCCTGATGGGTGCATAAGTCCTCGATTAGGTCTTCAACTGTATCCTCCCAGGAATCGTATTCATCTAGGCCGTATTCGCTGATGAAGATAAAGAATGTATCCCCAAATAGTAGCCGTAAGACTTTGTCTGTTAGGTCTTCATCCTCATCGTATAGTTTATTCTCTTCTTCGTCAGAGAGTTCGAGGGCATCGTTATTTAGTTTACTGGATATCTCGCTCAAACGTTTAAGATATTTATTGAGAGTATTAAGGTCTTCCTGTGAACGAGTCTCTTTGAATTTAAGATAAGTTTTTGATGGTACCATAGTTAGTCCTCCTCTGATTTTAAGGGTTCGGCAATTACTGAAATGAATCCTGCAGGATATAATGTATATAGGATACGGTATCCGGGTTCATATGGTGGTAAGAATACGTTAAGTATATTTCTGAGTAATGGATAGAGTTTCCATTGGTTATCTTCTAGGAATTGTTTCCATTCGTCCATCTCATTGGCATCATAATTAGCAGATAATTGAATGTGATACCGTTCGTTTTCCATATTGATAGGTACGAATAGGTTAGTGACTACCTCGATTTCGTTAGATTGTTTTTTGTACTGGGTAATTGGATACCAGATACCCTCGTTTTTCCATTGATTGAGTTGGAATATTGTCATCCCAGCTTCCAGTAGGTTGGTGAGTTTGTAAAGGTTTACCATGTTGTTGTCTATTTTAAAATTAAATTAATATTTAAATTTTTATTTCACTACAAAGATAAGAATAAAATAAATAATATGCAAATATAACTGAGGTAGAGGCAGGCTCTTAGTTAGGTTAGAGTCCTGCCTCCTGGATAGATATGAAAACAACTGGTTAATCGTCATTAAGAGAACCTTCGTTTAAGGTTTCATTGAGTACTTCATTAAGAAGTGCAGCACGTTGTTCTTGAGGTAGGCCATCTAGTGTTCCCTTAATTCTATCTTTTAGTACCCTCTTAAGTGTATCCTGATATTGTCTGGTAAATGTAAGGGCAGAGATAGATACTGGGATAAGTACTCTCATTTGTGTAGTACCGTTACAGTTATCTAATAATTGGGATAATTCTTTTAGATTATCCAAAGCATGTTGAATGACTATAGCAATCACATCTGGTTGTTGGACATCCGTACATCCTGAAGCATATCGTACAATCCTATCAAAAGATGCTTCAGTGATATCAATGGGCATTCCCTTTAAGAATGGTTCCCTGAAATCAGGGTCCATTGTTTCTGTTTCTAAAATAGCTCTGATTTTCATAATTATTCCTCCACTTCTCCTATTCCATTAGCAAGTAAATAATCGTAGTACAAGTGTACGTTAGTATCTCCATAAGTCCTAATATAGGATTCAGCATCCTCTGGGTCTGCTGAGACCCAGGGATATTCTTGTATTTGTGCCTTATGCAATTGTAAGGCAAGTTCTTTTAATTCTTGTTCATTCATGATATTCTGAAGTTAAGTTGATAAATCCAATTGTTTCTGTCTAGCTTGGTGAATGATATAAATTGTCCATCACCATCGGTAAAGTTTTGCATAAATCGTACGCAGCCAGTAGCAATGATATTTTCTCTTAGTCTGTCTACTGTTACCAAGCTTTCGAATGTGAAAGTATAGTAGCAAGTTTCATATACCCAGATTTGATTGATATCGATGCAAGCTAGTTGGTAGTTATCGTATACCTTACTGAGTAGTTCAAATAGGTTTTCCTTTAGCATTTCATTTTCCTCCTCTGTAAGAGAGAAAGTGTTTTTGTTATTGATAAACCTTTGAAGTACCTCTTCCAGGTTCTGGATAGAGGATTTGGATGCTGTTGTTTTCATATTTTTATTGTTTAATTATTACACTACAAATATAAGAATTTTATTTTAAATATTACTATATTCTTACTTTTATTTTATAATAGCTGAGGTTCTACACACAAGAAAAGGCAGTGGGTTAGACTGCCCTTTAAGAAGTTCGATTAAAGTTTTCTTCGAAGTTTGTCAATAACTTCTTCGGTAAATTGTTTTACGAAAGCTGGGTCAGGTTCTGAACTACCTGGGTTGAGTTGTCTCCAATGAAATTTCATACTGGTTCTTAGTTCTCGAGCCAGGTTGTCAGCAGATATGTCAAAAGCCTTCTCGTAATTGATAATCTGTATGAGAGTCCTTACGCATCGGCCTGCATCTCCAAGAGGAACCTTTTGTTCAATCATTTCGAATCCTTCTTCGTAGATTTCTACTGTATCAATGTAGATAGTATCACAGTGTTGAAGAGCATTGATTAAGTCTATTGTATTGACTTTATCATCGTCACTCATTTCGTTGGCTATTCTGAAAGCCTCAGTGAAAGCATCTAGGATTCCCTGCATATCGGGGTCCTGTTCTTTAATTGGAATACGTCTAATGACTCCTACCTGTTCGAAGGTTAAGTAATACTTGGTTTGCATAGTTATAAAATTTTAATAGTTTATTAATTCGATACAAATATAAAATATTATTCTTATATCTGCAAAAGAATTAATAAACTATTTAATAATTACTGAGGTAAAGCCCGGAATCTGTTTAAGTCCCAGTCGTACTTCCTGTCTCCCTTGTTAGTAAATATCCAAAGATAATGGTCTTTGTATTCCTTAGCAACGGTATTATACTTAGAAGTCTGAATAATGATACGATTTGGTTCATACTCAATTAATTCAGCATGTACTGTAGATATATGATGACTTTCGAGATTAAGTTTGGCTCTGAAGTCTTTAAGAAACTCATCTCGGTTTACACCATAATTATCTCCCACGAATTTAATGTAATCGTCTTCTACCTGTTCTAACATGGTAGATACTTTGAATCTAAATTTGTTCATCTCTATTATTTTTGAGGGTTTGTAATTTCTCTTTCATCTCTTCGGCACATCTGGTAATGATATTAGTTACTGTTACCATACATTCATCATCTACGAAGGACATGATGATATCCATACATTCATCAAAGTAATTACGAATAGCCTTGGGATTATTCCAAAGCACATCCCAGTTCTTGCAGTAATTGAATCTGATAATCTGTATGTATTCATCTATGGTTACTTTTCCTTCTGGTAAATACCCATATACCTTAGAATACATACTCTTGAAGTTATCTTCTATCTCCGGATTCAACTGGAACTCAGAGGGCATACCCTCATAAAATGATTGGTCAGGTATATAGTATCTGAAAGCAAATTCTTTGTCCGTTCGAGATTCTATACCCGGATAAGACATAGCAAATAGTACCGGTATCTTATAAAGTAATAAGTCTGGTACTCTATCATATACCTTATAATGTCGTTGATATTCCCTGTAAGCCTCTACCCAGATACGGTCATCATAGATATGAAACTCATTGAGCAATGTTTGTACTCTACCTTGAAAGGTTTGAAGATAACTGCTAAGAGTAATGTTATAGCAATTCTCTAAGCCTTCTACTTGTCTTAACTTAATGAAGTCAGAGCATTTGATGACTCTGAGTTTCTTTTTCTTTCTGAAGAATTTGAACATGTTGTTAAAATGTAAAGTTAATATATACGGTTTGAGAACCTTTCATGAGTTTTTCATAATTAGTATCATCGAATTTCCAGCAGGAGTATTTACCAGCTAAACGGTTATATTCTCCTCTGACCCATACTGGTGCAGTATCCGAGGGTTTGAGTCTAAAGTAAGTACCCTGATTAATGTTCTTAATCTTAGTCTCCTTGTGTTCTTGGTTGAATGTTTCCATATTTTTGTCTATTTTTAAAATTGATATGCAAATATAATTCTTTTATTTTTAATATGCAAATCTGTATATACACAACTGAGGCCACCAATAGTAGGTAGCCTCTTTAGTTATCGTCTTTTGTTAAGGAATGATGATGCAATTGAAGGAACTTCTTCTGCTTCTATTATTTCCTCATCCAAGTACCTATCCATTTCTGGGTCTTCCTCATCTGGGTCAATCCTCATTTCTATCTCCCTACGCAATTCATGATGTTCTTTAGAGGATACTTCCATTGCAGCCTTATAATTATCCGTAATCTGATTAAGTTCTTTCTTGTTCAGATTAAGTCCTTCTTTAGAGGTATCTACTCCTTCTTGCTTGGTAGCTACTACTTCAGGTAGGCTATTGATGTCATACTTCTCTTCCAATAGTTTGGCCTCTTCAGTCTTAGATAGAACCTTCTGAGATTCTAATACAATTGTTCTTGCCTCCTCTATAGAGATGGTATCTACTGGAGCACCAAGGTTATTCTGTTGATTGAATTGATTGAATATATTGGTTGTATTGCCTCCTGTAAGATTACGGATAATAGATTGCAAGGATGTAGAGGATTCCAGTTTAAGCTTCAATGTCTTATTTACCTCAGCAGATATAAATGGAGTATATTTGCCTCCCTGGGAATCCCTTAATATCTGAAGTTGATGAGATATTTCCATACGGTCTTCTAAAGCCCATGCTAGTTGTTCTCCCATTAATGCTTGCAGTAATTCTTCTTGTTTATCTTTATCCCAAATCTTAGAGGATAGTAATCTATCCCTCATAAAGATTCGTACATACTCTGTATCAATTCCTAATCTGTTAGAAAATGAATTGATATCATAGGTTACTCCACAAAGGACTCCATTTCCCAAAAGCCATTGATTAATAAGGTAATTCTGTACCTTAATCAAATCCTCTGGATTACCACTTTTCTGATATTCGAGTATCATTGCAGTAGTACCCAGAGGACGTGGGAATCTTACTATTTTATCTTCTTTTGCCATACAAATAAGCCTTTCTTATATCTTTAGATTCATCATAACCTATTAGCTCTAGTTTATAACATACATAGCAATTGATACTAGGGTTATAGAAATAGGCCTTATAGATTTTACCTTTCACAAACAAATTAAAGGTTTCACCCGAGATGTGGTCCCGGGTGAATATTAATTTGTCACATTTACCTATCGGAATTTCAAGGCTAAGTTTATAATCTCCGGCCTTAAATTTATTTCCGTGTAGGTCTAGGATTTCTTTTGCCATAATTGCCCTTTTTACGGTCCGATGGTAATTTGTCTTGTTTATCGAGGTTATTCCTTTTCCTTTCTTCGATAAACTTCTGAATTTCGGGGAATAATCTTTTCCTTAAAGGAACTACCTGGGTTGCAAAGAAGGCATTCCATAACTTCTCCGAGAATGGTTCTCCTATCTTTAGCTTTGAAATACTCCAGAACTTTTCTTGGAAATTCTTCACTATCTCCTTGAACCGGTAGTAATATATATGCTTGGTCTCCGAGTTAATGCCAATGGTAGTAGTTTGGCAATATTCTAGAAACTCTTTACCAAGTTCGGAAATAAACTCTTCCCTTTTAAAGTCATAATTCTCTTGGTCGAGTTTAAACTGTTTAACGTAATCTATTGCTTCCATATAACTTTATTTTGCAATTATCAACTTAGGATATTCATCAGTTATCTGAAATAAGTATCCCCTTATATCGTCCTCATAGTATGAGGACCAATAAACCCTTCTAATCCGAAAATTATCAAGGATTGCCCCTTTTGGTATACCCGTAACATAAAGTCTATGTTTAGGCATCACAGGGGTTATTTCAAACTCACCGGTAGTAAGTAAATTACCATAAGTACCATAATCTGGCATATTACCAGTAAAACCTGTAGGTTGTAATACATCCATTACTAAGGTGGTTTGCGGTAATTCTCTTTGATTACATTTTATTATCAACTTGGATTTACCTATGTATAGGTCTTTGACTATATTTCCAAACATTTGTATATGATTATGTGGGTTATACCTTGGTCCTTGAAGTTATTAAGGTTGGAAGCCTTTTCTTCAAGAGCCCTTAGTTTTCTCCGAGATTCTGTTGAGATTCGGTTTTCTGGAGTTCTTACCAATGACCGGATATTCTCTAAGGCAGGTTGTAAATCAACTACTGGACCAGAGAAAAGGATTTTATGTTTCTTTCCACTGATGGTACCATAGGATTTTTTATACTGGTATTTACCTTTGATGTATTCTACCTCAACCTTTTCTATGTCTTCTTTTCTTACGTTTCTTACCATTGTTGTCTTTTTCTATGTAATCTGATATTTCGTCTAATTGTCCCAAGAGTAATGCCTGCACAAATAAATGTACTGGCCTGAAAAAGAAATTCCTCACGTTACTGGGATTAATATACCAGTCGTATACAATAAAGAACTTCTTAATCTTAGCATGCTTTAGTGAACGTTGCACTAGATAGGTTTTTACGCATCTCTTATGTAACTCCACTAGCTCCTTATCCTGCTTTAACATCTCCTTTGCGGAGAATATAGTGTAATCCATTATCTACATGTATAAAAGTTCCCAGACTACTGAGCCCAGGAACTTAGGTTAATAAAGAACTATGCAACTTGTTCTGGTTTGAGAACCTTGTTACGAAAGTCCTCATAAGCCTTGGCAGCTTTCTTGAACTCCTTGGAGTTTTGGTCCTTGATACGAAACATTTCCCGTTCAAGTCTGTGAAGTTCATTGCGGGTTTGTTGTCTCCATTTCTTCCGGGCCAAAGTATCCGTAACATCTTTTGGGTATACGTATTTTACTTCCCGGTTCGAGATTACCTTTTCGATAATGGATGGTTTCTGTTGTTTTTCTACTTCCTTGATAACCTGTTCTTTTTTGGATTTGCCCTTTGGAGTTGGGTCTTCAGGTTTGAGAGGAACCAATTTGGCATCGGCAAATTTCTTGGCAGCATCTTTGGATTCTTCTACCAATTGAGCCTTAGTCTTTTTGGCTTTGGGAGTTTTAGACTTGGATGTAGCATCCTTAATTCCTTCTAACTGTTGAGCAACTTTGTTACTGATAAGATTAGCAACCTTGTTTTCATTCTTTTTCATAATGTCTATATTAAAATGATTAAATAGTTAATTAATTATCACATTGCAAATATAAGAACTTTATTTTTAATAGCAAACAAATTTATTATTTATTTTTCAATAGCTGAGGTTAATCAGCTAGGAAGTCGAAGATCTCTGGTACAAAATCGATTTCATTCTCTGGGTCTGAAAGGTATTCATCCATGTTCTCGTTATAATAATCTAGTTCGCTTTTCTCTTTAGGTGCAGGAATTATGGGTATGCAATGTTCTGGATGTCTTTCGGCATATTTAATTGCATCCTGGTAGGTTAGTTTCTTATCTGTATAGAATTTAACTGCAGTATAGGAATAGCCTACTCCCTTTCTAGTTACTTCATATTGTTGGTATCCAGAATTACTTATCTGGTATATTTGATTCTCTGGAATCCTTTCTATTTCTACCGTATATTCGTAGATTCTTTTACCCAACTTATTTGCCATCTCTTGAATAGAGTCCTTCAGTGATTTGGGCCTTGGTCTAAATCCCAATTCTGGAGTGGGATTACCCTTTTCCAAAAACGAAGCAGGATTTGCCTCGCTCGATGTAGTTTTAGGTTTTGAGCCTAAAGCTATCCCGATTAAGATAAATCCTGCTAGCCCTATGATTGGTAGTTTTCTAAGACCTGAGTTCATAGCCTGTGGTTTTGAATTTGTTCCTGATATTCGAAGAAACGTATTTACCCTTGGATTCTGCTAAATGTAATTCATTGCAGATTTCGTGAGGTACCTCATCATAGCGATAAACTTTGTTGTTTTTGAAAGCAATCCAAAGTTGTTTCTTTTTGGAATCGTAGCCATATCCTTCAATGTTAGATGATTCGCAAGGAATCATTTCAACTCCAGTGTTCAATTCAACTGATTCTAAATATTCGTTCTTGTCCATAATTAAATTAAAATATTAGTGTTAGTTCCGGATGGAATTTCTTTGTTTCCGTTTGGAGTAAAGCCCATGTCCCATATACTCCTTGAGAATTGTCCGGTATCCATTCGTCTTCCATTTTGAATAGAATATGGGAGCAAACGAATAACTGGTATTCAGGTAAGGTTTTTATTAATTGAGGCATTTCCAATATTTCCTTGTAAACCTGGATGTGGGCAATTAATGATTCCCTAATCTCGTCATTGGTTATCTGTAATAACTTTCTGAGTAAATCGGGTTCTGTATTATCCAAGTTGTTAAGGATATTGGTAAGAGCCTCAATTTGAATATTGGCAATGTTCTTCACTACCTCTTTGGTTTCTAAATCCATTTTATTAAATTTTTCGTTATACAAATATAAGCATTTTATTTTATATAATAATATACTTTTATAATAAACTGAGGTAGTGTGTAGTTCTATCTTGAGATAGCTTCCTCGATTTTCTGTTTGATTGAATCAGGGAATATTACATCCTTGTACCATCTCATGAAGAACTTAGAAGGTTTCTTCTCAGGATTGAGAAGTAATTGTCTTTGTTCTGCAGAGAATTTCAATCGTTCTTCCTCCAACATGAATTTGGGGAACTTGGTGAATTCTGCTTGAGAGAAGGAGATGGTCTTTTTACCAACAGAGGCCCTTAACGGTTTCTTCCTTTCCTTATATAGGTATGGAATAATTTTCTTTGAGGGTCCACCAAGGATGCTGAAACCGAAGATGACCATTGGGTCGAATTTATCTGCTTTGGGGTCCTTGGCTCGTTTGATACATCTTGCCATCCAAGAGTACGAATTAGGATATTGTTTATTGTCCGTTGCTTCTCCCACGTCCTTAATATTGAACTCAAATCCTGGAAAGTGAAAAAGAAAGTCTTCTGTAAGAATAAAGACAAATCCTAATTCCCTTAGATACTTAATAATCTCTTGTTGGCTCTTTCCTTCATTCACCATTTTCTCTACATCTGACAGTATGTCTTCTCTGGGTGATTCAGTTAATTGCTTACTGCCAGTTGAAGGTCTACCTCTGCCTACGGATTGTTCTTTGATAGGTAGGTTACCTACCAATCTATCTAAGTAAGTCTTAAAGTTCTCTACATCTTGTTTACAAGTAAGAGTAACTTCTATTCTTATGGGTCCATTATGTTGTACCTTAGGACCTGAATTCATCTCGGTATAGGCATCTACTAATCTATCTTGAATGTAGGAGCCATTTTCTTCGAGAGTTGTGATACGAAGTTTGGGTTTATATACTTTTTCTTCCATGTATTTAATCTTTAAAAGAAAAAGGCCCAAGTACTATGGGAATACTCAGGCCTTTACATCATTAACGAATATTTATATCGATTATGGAATTAATCCTCTTCTTTGACGGCCTTCTTTTTCTTTTTGTCTTTGGCCTTTTTGTCTTTCTTTGCCGGAACCTCTTCTTTTTCTTCCTTCTTTATCTTCTTTGTTTTCTCCTCTTTCGGTTTTTCTTCTTTTGGAGCCTTACCAGCAGCGAGTCTTCTTTGTTCAGTACGATATTTTTTCTTTTCATCGGAAGTCATTTCCCGACCATCGATAAGAGGATAATCATACTTCGTTACCGTTCTACCTGAAGAAGCTTTTTCTTTCTTCTCTTTTTTCTTTTCAGCCTTTTCTGAATCTTTCTTATCTTTCAACTTAACGAGTTTAGCCTCATTCTTCAAATCCTTTTCAGGATATTCGGCAGCGACTTTGTCCCGTTCCTTGTTGAGCTTATTAACAAGCTCGGTAACCTTCTTACCGTGTTTCTTGTCTTTGGTCCAATCCTTTTGAGGGTCCAACTTGTTTTCTTTAAGATAAGCATCCAATGCCTTTTTTGCTTTTGAAAGCTCCGGAGTCTTATTAACCGGTTTAGCCTTCTTCTTGTCTTTCTTCATGTCTTTAATTTTTAAGTGGATTAAAATTTTCCTTAGTAATTATCCATAGTTATATAATCCTAACCTGAGTGGAGATTTCTTTAATTTCTAGGATAGTTATATCCATTTTATGTATGATGGCCTGAACTTCCATTATATCTCGTATCTCTTGTTCAGATAGATTCACAAATTCTTGTTCTACAGTAACCAATCCACCACATCCGTTATGATAACAGTACTTAACTGTAGAGATAGTGCCTTTTAGTTTCTTCTCTAATTTATCAGAGAGGTCTTTAATCCGATTCTTAACATACTTTAAGTGAATAGCATATTTTTGGGCATATCCTCTCTTACCTTGTCTCTGAGCAACTTGTAATTGATAGATAGTGAAGTCTCTATCCTTGATTAACTGTTGTAGAGTTTGAATAATGTCTCTTACTGTCATTTCCATTTTGGTCTCGGTATTATATGGTTAGTATTTTCTGTAGCAATTTCCGTTAGCATCTCCTTAGCCTCTTTAATTATTAAATCAGCTAATTCCCTTTCTTCGTTTGATAAGGGAGGGTCCATATACTTATCTTCTAGTGCATTAGTATAATTCTGAATAAGATTATCTAATGCAAGGATAGTAACATTCTTTCTGATATCCTTTTTGTCTGATTCCATAGGCATAAAAATAAATAAAGCCAACTACCTATCCCAGGCAATTGGCTTCCAAACATAATTTTTGAAATACTAATAAACTATGCAAACCATTAGCGATGTACTCGCTAGAGGAGTCCGTTAGTCTTCGGAATCTTCTGCGTCCTCTTTGTCTTTCTTAGACTTCGGATTGCAAATGATACCGTGGCCTTTTTTAGACTTAACGGTGAAGTTACCGGGAACGAAGGTCACTGATGTTGTGGCTGGTTTTCCATCGATGACCAGAACTGATGTTACCACTACTCCCTGATATCCTTCTTTGTTCTTTACGGCATAACCGTAATTGCGAACTTCGGATTTTTCGTTGATTTTGATAACATCAATCTGTTTGCTGTTGGGGCGTTGTTCTGCAGGACGATTTTTCAATGCTTCCATTCTTGCCTTACGTTTTGCTTCTTTAGCTTCGTCCTTTACTTTCTCTGAACCCTTTTTCTTAGAGTCTTCTTTTTTCTTAGTTGCCATAATACTTTAGTTTATTTAATTAATAGAATGAGATTTCTGGTAAAGGTGGGCTATTGCTTTAGCCCAACCTTCGTAACCTTTGAAAGATAATAGATTATTTCTTCCCTTTCTTACCTTTCCCTTTGGCTTCTTTCTTTGCCGGCAATTTGAGACCCAATTCTTTTGCGATTGCCTTGCGAAGTTTTTCGATGTCTTCTTCTTCGAAGTCATCCGGGTCAGTTTCGAGGTCTTTGTCGTCGCAAACATCTTCCAGTTCTTCGAAGTCCATTTCTGCAAGGTCTTCACCGGTCAGTTCTTCTTCTTCCTCTTCTTCGTCCTCATCATCTTCGTCGTCTTCGTCCTCGTCTTCATCAGAGTCATCGTCATCCTCATCGGAATCATCTTCATCTTCATCATCCGAGTCATCATCATCTTCCTCTTCTTCGTCCTCATCATCTTCGTCGTCTGCATCTTCAGAACCAAAAAGGTCTGCTGCTTCTTCTGCCGAAAGTACAATAGGAGCCGGGATAATCTTTACTGAACCATCTTCGTAGGTGATAATGATTGCACCGTTAATCTCTTTACGAGATACTTCTTTCAACTCTTTCTTGGTTTCTTTTTTCTTAGCCATTTTCGTAATGTTTAAAATGTTAATAATCAATAGTTATATCACTCTGTTATAAGTTTCTTATACTTCCTTTCCGAATTACTTAGGTAAGCATATTCAGAATTATATTGTTTTATCTCTCCTAGAAGGGTCTTTAATTCTTCTTGAGATTCTATATTTACTGTTTCGGTATCAATTACCTGGTTTACCTGATTATAGGTTAATACCTTGAAGGTTTTGCCCATAAAAGGATTTAGTGGCTGATGTACCTTTACTTCTGGTACTTTATTTTTAGTCTCCATTACTGTATTTAATTTTAGTTATACCTGGAATACCTGCTTTACCAAATACTTCCGTATAGAATTTGTATTTTGGATTTTGCATTGATTTATAGTTATCAGCTAGTCTCATGGGAAATACCCAATATTCTTTTTCTAGCATCCTATTGGTCATGATGTAGGCATATTTGCTTCGCATCCTATATTTGCTTACAGGAACAAACCCTTGAAAGATTAAAGCTTTTACCAGATATCTTTCTTCTGGAACCCATCCCAAATGGTTTAAGGATTCTTGATAAAAGATATCTATCATATCCCTCTGTGCTTTGATAAATAGTACTTTCTGCATTGGGATATTCATTTTCTTTCTTAGATAGAGGGCCAATGAACCTACCAAAGGTGGATACTGTAAGGATAGAATATTATATGTATTCTTTTCCTCTTGACTTAGCCTGTTGTAAATCCTGTAAGATAGCAGAACGGATTTGTATTCTCTTCTTCCGGATATACTGGGGAGATATGCCTTCCCGTTGTCCATAGAGTTTTTGTGAGTACCTTTCATTGAATGCCTCCTTCCCTTTACTTTTAAAGACCCGGTGCATTTGAACCATGAACCTTCGTCTTCGATGTTTATCTAATTTATATTCGTCAGGTATGATAAATTTTCTAGCCTTAACCAATTTACCCTTATACCAGAATTTAGTAGAACCATGTTTTAATAACTTCCCATTCATATCCGATAATTCTCTTATGCCCATCTTAATGAGCTTTCTACCAGATATAATATGAACATATTGAAGAACATCAACTCCATACATGTAAGTAAGAGTCTTTTTTATTTGGTATCTAGTAAAGTATGGTATACCTGTAAGATGTTTCCGATATAATTTCTTTTCGGTAATATACTTATTGGTAGTATCTGGTCTCCAAGTCCAAATATAATATCTATCTGACCTTATTGGTTCCCTGCTACTCTCCTTTAACTTTACCATTCATGCTCCTCCTTGCAGTTCTAAACCAAAGTGTTATTGATTTATCATTTGCATCCGGGAATTTCTTTTTCATTCTCCGAGTTACTCTATCCAAATCATAACCCTTTGAAACTAATGACCATACATAAGATTTCTTTGTGCCCTTGATGAGATTAAATTCATCTCTTTCTCTCGGTGGCTTTTTTTCTCTTGGCTTCTTTATCCCGGGAACCCTTTTATTTCTCCTCTTCCCATTTTCTCCTTCTTCTCCGAGAAATCCAAGCCTTAGTTTAGAACTTCTTAATGGGTCATCCTTTGAATAACCTATGTTCTCTAATTGTTTATCCATCCAATCATCATATTGGTCAATTAATGATTTGTCTGGTTTGTTGGTTGACCTTTCGATATAACCAATTAAATCGAATATCCCTGCAGCACAGGCATCAGGAAAAGGCATTCCCAATATGACAGCCTTTCTTTTTAAATCCCTGTAGGTCATGTTTCTTCCTGCATGACCAAGGAAACTGGCTTTCTCTTTAGAGGGTGCTGGTTTATTCTTTTTCTTTCTCATATCTATATTAAATTTGTTGTTTTCATTAATTCATTGCAAATATAAGAATAATATTTTAAATAAAAATACTTTTCTATTCTTTTTTATAAAAAGCTGAGGTATCATCGATACGTTCGGCTCCGGTAGATTTAGCCTTTTTTCTTCTTTTAGTTTTATGAGGGTTGTAGGCCATGTCTAAATTCTTAACAGAGAATTCTATGTTGTTCACTTGATTATAGTTCAATGCTTTTTCAATGCAGCATCGGTATTCAGGCCAGAATCCTTGTCCAAGCCTTACACTACCAGTTTTAATCATAAACTTGGATACCATAAAACCAAATGTATCTGCATCGTCCTTAGTAGGAAAGACGTACATATAGAATCTACTGAATTCATCAATAACTTCTTGCAAAGGTCTTACAGGCAATAATAGGTAGCCATCCGTATATAATTCTTCTGATATCAAACATACCCAGTATTTCTTCTTACCAGGTTTTACTTTGTACTTAAACCTTTCTCTCAATTTAGTGTGCATCCATTCTGGGATACGATTAAGAAGATACTTGATATATATCTTATCCTTCTTATTTGCCCGTCTCTTGAATGCAGATGGTTGTTGTAACATCTTAGGCAATATCCTAAAGTTATTCCACCTATCAAATTCAAATACTATACGAGCAGTGTCTTTATCCCACTCATCTTCTGATTCTCTTAACCGTTTCATATTTCTTTCTATGTTACGGTTAGTTACTTTAGAGAGTAAGTGAACTGAATCACCAATGTAAACCATTGCCTCTCTTCTTGTTAACCTTCTTTCTAGACAACCTTCAATATAATCCTGAAAACTTCTCTCACATGGACAATCTGGTCGAAATAGAGAAGTGTGTTTCTCAAAAAAGTCCGAGAATAATCTGAAAAACTTTTCTGACCTTTCCCGAACTTCTAGATACTTGTAATGTGACAATTTTAAAATTTCACCAGCTTCCCATGAGGATTTGTTTTCTGATAATTGAAGGAATAAGGATTTCTGTTCTAAATCTTTTAGACAGTCCCATGCTTTTTTCTGAGCCTCGTTCATTTCCTTTTCCTTGATTTTATGTTTAGTACTCTATCGATTTGTTCACTGGTTATTTGATTTGGGTCAAACTCTTGAGAGTTGGCATATAACTTATCTGGGTCGTAATTTTGATATACACTGTAAATAACGTTATCGAATGGTAACCAAACTTCCATTCTACCCATCTCAGGATATAAAAGCATTTTTACCATTTTATTGATGTAATCTACCTCTAATACAGTAGCATCAATACCCTCATAAGGATAACCCTTTAGTACGATGTAGTCTCCTATTGAGACATTCATCAAGTCATCTACCGAAAATTTCTTATTCTCTTTTGCCATTCTCTTAAACCTTCTAACATCCTTTCTTGAGCATGTAGCTACTAAAGAAAAATCATCAAAGTCTTCAGAGTTATCGATTCTAGCTTTCTTCTTCCTTTCATGAAGTGTCTCTGTAGACCTTAACCAAGTTCTTATTCCAGAAATGTTTCGTTTTAGTTTATTGAGGAATGGTCTAGAATACGCTAATTCCGTAGGCATCTTAATGAATCCATAATTAAATAAAATAGGGACTTCTTCAAATACCATCTTACCTTTTATGGTTTTCCTTAGGACATTTAAAGTTGGGATAATGGCACGAACATTTTTATATCCCTTTTCTTTAAGTTCTTGGTTTATTGTGGTATAATACTTTCGTTCTATGTAGAATATACAATAAGAATAAGGGATACGTTTCATATTATCTTCTTTTAATGATTAACTTAGCTTGTTTATGGATTAACTTGTACGGTACGTTTAGTACATCGCTTGCCATAAAAATCATAAGGGTATTCCCAGGAACTTGAATATACATTACTCTAGTAACATACTCAGCCATAATATCCCCTAATTCAAGACCTACTACAAAGAAAAATTCTTCTGAAGGCATTGAATTATATCTCATGCAAAGAATAGGTACCTTGTTTGCTCTTTTAGCATCTTTAGTTGCCTGTTCCCAAAATTTAAGGATATCACAACTCTTATTACCTAAGAGTACATGTTCGAATTTAATATCCTTGTAATTTTTACATTCGATTGATATCTTACATCTATGTGCATGTCTTTCATCCGTACAGGTTAAATCAGAAGTGGCATCCTTATTAGAATGCCAAGCTCCTGAACCTGCCCTGTTCCTTTCGAATTTGAAGCCGGTCCATTTAGTGAACCAAGCTCCAATTTTTCTTTCGAATCTGTTTCCTTTATTTTTTGAGTTCATCTTCCTGTCTTGTTAAAGTTATATATCCTTATAGTAACTTGTAACTACTTAGGCCATTAACTTTTTCAACTTGCAGGATTTTAGTGTTGCTAAGAGGAAGTGAATCAAGATGGGTAATTAAGAAGAGTGTCTTTTCTGAAAAAGTGTGTCTGATTAAAGATGTAACTACCTCTACATTATCCGAACTCAAAGATTCAAATACCTCATCAAGAAATGCAAGGTTAATACCTTTGGACATAGTAAGGGATTCATTCATTGCAAATGCCATTGCAACATTCACTAATTGCCGTTCACCACCACTTAGCTCATTATAATCAATAACTTGCCCATCCCTTTCTATCAAAGTATAAAAATCTTTTCTAGTAGTACCTAAATCTATACCAAATTCAATCCTGAATCCCAATACTTGAGAATACTTTTCTAATGTACGATTAAGCATATCGAGTGAAGAATCGAATAAATATGCCTTGATTCCATTATTCCCAAGAGGGTCATTGATTAACCAATTGTAATTCTCTAACTCCAGTTCTTTGTTATGGTAGTCTTCATCTACCTTACGAAGATTCTTTCTAATTTCCTTAAGTTTCTCTTTATATTTGGGAGACATAACCTTAAGTTTCTCTTGTTTGAGCTTTTCCAACTCCTCGTCAATATCAGCAATATCAGAAGCAATATCATCGCATTCTTTTTGAAGTCTCTTATACTTCTCATTCGTAGTTCTCAACTCATCCAATCTACCCAGAGCATCCTCATATTCTTCTTGTAGTTTGTCTGAGTTTATAATTGCTTTATAGATAATATCTACGCTCTCTTTAGCACGTTTGTAGCGGCCCTTATCTAACTGTATCTTGAGTTTCTTTACAAAATCCGGTAATGATACTCCTGAAATATTACGGTTGTGTTTTATTTTAGATTTAAGACCATCTACATAATCAGTATGTTTCTTAATCTTAATCCTAAGACTCTGCTCTACCTCGTCCTTAAGTTGTTGCTGTTTTTTAATAAGTTGCTTAGTTAGGTCTTCCCTATCTTTCTTTAATTCTCTACGTTCTGACTTTATTTTTTCTTTGAAACCTTTCTCTCTATCACGTAAATCAAAGTAAGCTTCCTTATTTGCTTCAAGTTCTTTCTTTAATAAAGCAGATTGGTGTTCTACTTCGTTTGCCTGAGCTAATAGGTTATTTTTATCCTGCATAGCTATACCTTTGGCAATGTTAAGAAATTCTAAATCAAATACTTCTTCGAATATCTTCTTCTTATCTGAATTAGATTCTTGTATCAATCTTTTAATACCCTGCCCAAACATAATGGAGTTCATGAATAGAGTATAGGATAAACCAAGTTCTGCATTAATGGCATCTTGGAGTTTATTCTTACCCTTTACATTCACTACCTCGTTGTCTTTCATAAGGATAAGCCTATCTTTACCTTTAGCTCCATCCTCAAGAACTATATTGCATTTCTGGCATCTGATAATTTTATAGATATGTTCTCCTTTTTGAAAGAATACCTCTACCATTACTCCCTGGTAATCTTTAGGTCTTACATTTTCCCAGGTAGTTACTTCTGATACTCCTTTTAGGTTTTTACCATATATTGCCCATACCAATGCCGATAAGATAGTTGATTTACCTTTACCATTCGGTGCCTTGATAAGTATGGTACAACTTGGGTTTAAAGGTATATGTAGGTTTTCTATTGAACAGAATCCTACTACGTTCATTGTTGTAAATGTTAACATGATTCAGCTTTTTTAAGTATGTCAATCAGTAGTTCTTTCTTATCTTGTTCAGTTATACCTTTTTCCTTAAGATACTTCCTTGCTAGAGCTTTCTTAGAAAGTTGCTTAGTAATTTTATGGTTAGTATTTACTAAGTTACTAGTTTTCTTAGGTAAAACGGTATAATAATTGCCATCATCCTTAATACCCTCTTCGGATTCTACATCTACGAATTTAGGGAATTGCTTAAGGTGTACGAATTGCATTGATAAGTCTGAATAAATCTTCCAATATCCTAACTTACAACCTCTATCGGTTCGCCTTTGATGATTAGGTGCACCTATCATATAAACCTTCTTTGATAGTCTTTGAGGTTTATGTATATGACCACATAATACCAAATCAAATCGATTCAAGATATTTACATTGAGATTTTCTACAGAATCAACTTCCCTACCGTCGGTATCCTTTGCTCCAGGATAGTCAGTATGAAGAAGAAGTATGTTCTTTACATTCTTATCTAATTTGAGTTTCTTAAGATATTCACTTAGACCCACATTATTATCAATGTAAGGAACCCCATAAATGTGGTAATCTCCATAAGAACACCATTTGATTCTAGTTAGATTAACACAGCTCATAAAATTCTTATGAAATACAAAAGGCCATCCCTTAGTTATCCTATCAATACGATTTACAGATTTCAAATCGTGATTCCCGTCTATATAAATCATTTTGAATTTTGGGTAGTTACTCTCTAACCTATCAAATTGTTCAGCAACGAATATTGCTAAATCTTGGTCAATTGATTCTGGCTTATGAAATAAATCTCCACAAAACAAAGCAGGACATTTGTACTTTTCACATTGACCTGCAATAACGTCAAGGACCTTGATACTATTCAAGGTCCTATTGTTGTTCTCATTGAATTTTGCCCATAAATTGATGTGCAAATCCGAGAATGCTATAAATACTACTTCTTTACTCATGAAGAAAATCAATAATAAGTTTCTTACGAATATCCAAATTAGCTTCTCTTATACAGAGAACTTTAGTTTCACCATATATGGATTTGATTACTCCCTCTGTTGCACCGTATTCCAAGAGTTGATTCTTAAAAATGTTCTTATAAATAGAAGATATTTCCTTAGTAGGTAAGAATCCCCACAAGTTCAATACGTTATCCATTATAGAAGATATTAAGAACTGGAAGTAATTGTTATCTATTCGTTTACCATTATCTTCCATAACCCATTCCTTTACCATGGCAGTAGTAAAGTCTAATAGGATAAGATGAGTACATTGTTGATTGAGTAACATCTTGCAAGTTTCGAAAAAGTGTTCCATTTCACATTTAGGAACATTCTTGGCTTGCTTGTAATAGAAATAGGCAGCTAAATCAAGATAGCTTCTATCTGTAACAAATCTATCCCTATCTCTGAACATTTTGTTTCTTAGGTTCATTACCTGAAAATCTTCGAGTAACAAATCCTTTGAATCCCTTTCTAACATCTCTTTATGAGACATATCCTTTGTTTTAGGTATTAAGTCTGATACACTACCAGATATAAAATCCAATACTGGAGGGTATTCTGTTACATCAAACTTAATCATCCCGGGAACTTCTTTTGCTAAAGTGGTTTTCCCAACTCCACTTGCACCTGCAAACATTATTTTCATTCGGATAACTCTTTAAATGGTTTAATAAATTCTTTAGTTAGGAACGAAGCAAGAGAATACTCTATGCACAGTTTCCTAAATTTATCATAGTTGAAAGTCTTCTTTCTCTTGAGAGGTATCTTATCTAAAGGGACATTACCTACAAACCAGAATAAATCAATCAACTTACGATTCCTTTCCCAAGCTTCTTGGTACTCTTTATTAGGTTTAGCTTCCAAGTATTTGTAGATTGATTTATACTCATCTAATATCTTTCTTGCAGTTACTGGACCTATACCTTTAAAACCAGGGATATCATCGGAAGTATCACCTACCATTGCAAGGTATTCAACTGTCTCATGGGAATGATAACCGAATAACTCCTTACAATTACCCATTCGAATAACTTCGTCTTTTCTTGGATTTAATATTCTAACATTTTTGTTTAGCAGTTGATTAAAATCCTTATCTGATGATACCAAGATTACATTATCCGAACGATAAGTATTAATAACTAGGTATGCTAAGAAATCATCTCCCTCATATTGAGTTTTATTCCTTTTATCAAATATATAAGAAATTCTTAGCATACCCAATATCTTCATTATGATTGCCTTTTGTATTTGCAAGGATTCATAATCAACCGATATATTTTTTCTGTGTCCCTTATAGTTGGGCAATAACTTATTTCTTACCGGTGAATGACCGTTATCAAAGGTTATAACTACTTCGTTGGGCTCAAACCTTGTAAGATACATATGTAATGATTTGAAGAACCCGAAAATTGCTCCACTTGGTTTACCGTCTGTGGATTTAAGTTTCTCGAACTTGTGAAAAGATTGATGGAGAATGTTCTCTCCATCAATCAATAATACTGTTTTCTTACTCATCGTCTTCCTCCTCGTCATCTGATTCGTTAAATGATTCATATTCTACTCCATCTACTGGATATAAATTAGTAGTCAATGCTACTATCTTCTTTCTAGTTGTACCGATAGTATTTATCTCAGCCTTCTTTAATAGTTTACGACGAAGTTCATCATCCTCTTCCAAAAGCTTTTGGAATTTCTCTTCACCTCTTGCAAGAGTTTTTCCTTTGAACTTATATACTCCACCTGAAGATTTTTCTATGATATCATTTTCTACCAATACATCCTCAAGAGCATAGCATCTATCAAAACCTACTTCATGGAACTTAGGATTGAAGTAAACCGGGCACTTACTGATTGTAGGTCTTGGAGGAGCAACTTTATTTTTAATAAGTCGGATTGTGACCAATTTACCAGCTTTCCGTTCTTTACCTTTCTGTTTAACAGTGATAGACTTGCCTGAGTAAAAGGCAGCTCTGATTGAAGCGTAGAACTTAAGTGCTGCACCTCCTGTAGTAGTTGTGTTATCTTTTCCAAATCCGACATTTAAAGCAGTTCTTAATTGGTTAATGTAAATCTGTGTAACTCCTAATCTATAGAATAATTCACTTCTGATACGGAAGTATTTGTAAAGAGCTTTTGCTCTACCTCCCATTTCAGCCTTACCCTCTACCATTTTAGAATCTATGTTATCTGCACAATCCATAGCAGCAATAGAATCTATCACTAAGAGAATCGGTTCATTATTAGTTAATTGAGAACGTAAGTAAATTGCTAAATCTGCTACTGCGTCAGAAATATACTCGATTCGAGTATCTGTTAATACCGTAACTTTTTCTGGGTCTACTCCATTAGCTTCTGCCCAAGAGTTCATCCAAGACTGTTCGGCATCTACCCATATAACATGCCCACCAAGTTGTTGACAAGTATATGCAAAGTTATATGCAATAAGGGATTTACCAGAGGATTCTTCTCCAGCTACTTCAAGTACTTTACCAAATGGTATACCACCACCAAATGTATAGTTGAGAGCAAAAAAAGTAGAAGGTAACCATAAGTTTGATTCCACTGTATCTGAAGCCAATCTCATGATACTACCATATTTCTTTAGTATCTCATTTTTTGTTGGTACCTTTAAACCAACTTTTGTTTTCTTTGCCATAATGTAATGTATTTAGACTAAAGAAGGTGATAACTGAACGAATCTAATTACCACCTTCGAATGAAACCATATTTACTAACCTTTAAATATCAGATTTGTATTTTCTCTTTTTCTTTGGTTTTTCGTCTTCCATGTAATGGTCACGATGTAATCCCTTTTTCTTCTTCTTTTTCTTTGGAGCATCATCGTCGTCATCTCCATGGTCTTCATTGAGGAATTTTGCAAGCATTTCCTCAAGCTCATCGTAGGATTTGATTTGAGAACGAACTATACCTTCCAAATCTACTGTACCTTGGTATTTCTTATCCAACTTAGTCGGTTTACAAGCACGAGCAGAATAAGTAGTATCCATTTTACCTGAACCGGAACGGATAATTTTAATATCATATCCATTTTTCGGGTCAGTCATATCACCAGCTTCATCCTCATCAAGGTAAAGGTCGATGATGTCTTGATATACTGAGCGTGGAACTAGAACTCCCTTATCCTGGCCATCATAGTCAAACTTAGTACCTTTTTCGTCTACATATACTGGACCTCCCAATACATATTTTCTTCTGGGTACTAAAGTTTTTGCAAGTTCCTTGTCATCGTCATCCTTTGAATTTTTCAATTCTTGGTATTTCTCCATGAAAGGACATGGTTCATCAAAAGTAGCCGGAGATATAACTCCACCCAAATCCCCACCTAAGTAGAATTGAATAACTTCTATACCCAATTCCTGGTCATCACCCGGAGATTTGATTCTCATCCTTAAAGTACCCTCCTTAGGGTATACGAATCCACCTCCATTACCTTTTGATTCCAGCTGTTTCTTTCTAGCCAGCATCTTTTCTTTTGTAGAAAGTCCATCTGAGGATACTTTCTTTTTCTTTTTGTCTTTTATCATGATAATTACTCGTTTGGTTCGGTATAAATTACCTCGTTCATACTTAACACTGTAAGAGTGTTCTTTTCCAAGAGTTGTTGCAATGCAGGAGAAAGCTTGTCTGTTTCAAATTCTATTTCCTTACCTGCATATAAACCATAAGTAACAATTCTGCCGATAGCAACAAAGTCCTTATAGGTGTTATATTCTTCGGTGATGATACCAGATTTTACTACTACTCCTTTACGAGGTACTCCCTCTTTTACTTGTTCCGGAATAAAGAGTCCGGATTTTGTTTGATTTACCTCTTTTGGAGATAAAATCAATACCCGGTTCTCTGTTGGACTACCAGGCAATTCTTCATTAAATTTCTGAGCTACTGCTACAGATACAAAAGTCAATGAATAGTTCATATTTCTTATATTTTAAAAGTTAGTAATTGATTATAGTTCTTATTTCTCCTTACGAAGGTTGGCATTCAATGTTCTCAGTATTCCCTCTCTAGATTCATAAGCTCTACAGATTGAAATATACTTGTTAGCCTTTTCTACTGCCTTCAAATATCTTTGATATATGGACTTATATTTCGGACTTACGTTTGCTTTATGTGATACGTAGTCATTGTTGAATCTCTCGTTAGATTCTTTAATATAAATCCATGCAGAAGAATAGGCTTCGTCCTTTTCCCTTGCTAGTGCATCCCTTTCTTTAATATACTTATCTCTTAAAGAACAGAATATATAATAACTAGAAGGAGATTCTCGTAGCTGAGAATTGATGAGATTTTCATTTATAGATAATTCTTTTTGGATATCTATTTCTAATATCCTACCTTCGAATTTAACCTTTAGTTTCTTCAGTTCCGTTTTCATATTGTAATAGGTTCTTAAAATCCTCTTTACTATATTTACCATCTTGGATGGCTTTTGATACTTGAGCGAATGCACATCTATATGCAACATCCATACCAGGCAAATGAAGGAGAGATTTGTATGGTGCCATCTTATCAATCAAAGCCTTGAACCTTAAGTCGCATAAATTATCAGTTCCACCCCTATCAACCAGAATCATAAACAAAGCCCAATAAATATGGGTAGCATCTTCATAGGCTAACCTTGCCTCTTCATCTTTCATAACTCCAAAAGCCAAATCCTCTAATATATTGAGGTTAGATTGTAATTGCTCTATCTGAGTTTTAATCCGATTGAATAACATCTTATCTCTACCTACTAACTGTAAATTACATAACCTTAGTTGTCGATTAAGATTTTCGATAGAGAAATTTAAGCAAGCAGCTACCATGTAAGTTAGTGAGGATAGTCTGTTAGCATTCAAAATATCTTCTTCGTTTGCCATAGTTTCATAAATTTATATTATTTATGTTGTCATAGTATCCTCTCTTTTTACTTTTGTAGTGGATTTAGCATTGTCTTTATGATGAAGGTACCGATTGCAACCAGGACATTTAACCAATTTACAATCTGCAAAAGTATGTGAATCCACTTCTGAATAATCATATTCGAATTCACAATCACAATAAGGGCATTTAGCTCTCCATACCGTGGGTCCGTTCAAAATCTTTTTCATATTGCTTCATTTGTTTGTTAAAACGTTTCTTATACTCTGAAATAGGTATGTGTTTATATTTCTTATGTTCTTCCATATATTCTTCTACTGAGAAATCAGGTTCTAACATTTTCTTATAATCATAACCCGGAATAAAAGGTAACTCTTCTGCCATTGACCTACCAATAACAAACTCCATGTCCATTGTGACATCATCTATCTGAAAGCCGAAGTATGGCTTAGTTAATGGGTTCCTATAAATTTGCCACATCTCATATATACTCCAAATATTAATATTCTCTGGTTTAGTAATCTGATAATTAGCATCATGTACCAAACATACAGACTTAGTAGAGGGTAATTTACCTTGTCTCATTAAGTAGTATATGAGAATACTTCCAAATAAACACATATCAGATGCTGCTGATTGACATGGGAAATTTAATGCTAATCTCAAAGCATAAGCTTCTTCTCCCTTATCATTTGAATATATTTGGGGTAATCTTCTTTTCCTCCCAAATAATGATACCAGATGCCCATTCTTTCTAAGGAATTTCTCTTGTTTCTTCAAGAAGGTCTTCAACTTGGGGTGTTGACCAAAGAATATGTCCATTTCCTTTTGGGCTTCTTCTGGTGTAACTATAATACCAGATTTTGGGTCAGATAGTTTTACTGCTAGTAATTTTGCACCAATTCCATAAATAAGTCCAAAAGCAATTTGTTTAGCTTGCTTTCTTCTCACCTTCCATATCTTATGTTCTGGATGATTTTCATCCTCATATATCTTAAGAGCTTCTTCATAGGGTATATGATATTTAGTAGCAGCAATTGCTAAGTGAGGGTCCTGACCAGAGTTAAAAGCATTAAGATAAGTTTCATCTCCAGATAGATGAGCCATAATTCTTAATTCTGCCTGGCTAAAATCACTAGCAATATATAAGGTTCCTTTAGGAGCTTTTAATTGTAATTTAATATTGGGGTCTACGGATGTCTTGGGAATTTGTTGAGCATTGGGTTCTGCAGAGGATAATCTTCCACTTGTAGTCCCATGAATAAGAAATCTTCCATGTAATCTATCATCATCTTGAACTTTTTCATTCCAACCCTCTATATAGGTTTTATACATCTTCTCTAAACCTCGTAATTCAAGAAGCCTATCAAGGAAAATTGCCTTAGGTGAATCTGGTTTTTTAACGGTTAACCTTAGATTAGTAAGAGTCTCTTCATCTGTACTTGGTTTACCGGATTCATTATTCTTAATTACCTCAAAATGAAAACCTTCTTCCGAATACATCAATGCAGGTAAATCAACTGAACTACCCAAATTAATAGGTCTTATCAATTCTTGTTCCTTTTTAGTTGTGAATATACCAGCCTTGATATTTGAGATTTTCTGTTCCCTTGATACAATCTTTCGTTTATCTTTTGGATCATTATAATCTAGCTCCTCAAGTTCAGCTTCGATAGATTGAATATATTTATCAATCTTTTCTTGGTTATACTTCTTTTCGAATTTCTTTACTCTTGGCAAATCATATATAGCTTGTCTAGCCGCATCTATTTTTGGTTTATATGTTTCCAGTAGTTGATTATTGAACTCTCTATCTAGATATAAACCATTCTTCTCTACTGAAGTGAGTACCCTTGATGCAGACATAATTAAATTCCTGAAGGTACTGTACAAACCAAGGTCAATCAGCTTCTTTTCAAAGAATATCATTAACCTAAGAGTATAATCCGTATCTTGACATCCATAATGGCAAAGTGGGTCTAACTCTTTTTTATCCCAAGGTATTTTATCGAAAGCATCTTGCTTCTCATAATTACCATACTCTGGTAAATACCTTCTTACCATTGATTTTAAATCATTAGGTTTTTCCTCGTTTAGTAGATATTTTGCAAGCATTCCATCAAGGCAAGTACCTCTATAATAAATGTGATACTTTTGATTAATCTGGTCATCAAACTTCCAGTTCCATGCAACCTTGGTTATTTCGTAATTCTCGATTACCTCTTCTCCAAATTTCCTTAGCATCTTCTTCCAATTCCACCCTGGAGATGTATAATCTTTTGTTTCAAAGTGGTCTAATGGAATAGAAGCACCAAATCCGGGCATCCAAGATACTGAGAGTATAGTTGGTTTGAAACTCTTATTATATATGGGTGAACCATCAGTTTCATAATCCACACTGGCATATCCGGTATACTTACATAGTTCAATAACTTTTTTAAGCATACGTTTGTTCTTAATAATTACATATCTAGTTTGCATGATTGATGTCTCCCCTCTTTAACACATTGTTGAATATTCTCAGATTGAGTACCCCAGTAAAGATTTTTATAAAAATTATTCTTAGGATTATTATCTTTATGGCATACAAAGGGTTTATTTAATGGGTTAGGTATATAAGCTAAAGCTACCAACCTAGACACTTGTACATAATGTCTTTTACGGAAATCATCCTGTATTACTAACCTATAATATCCCTTATGGTTAGTTATTCTAGTTAATTCCCTCCAATAACCCACTCTGTTTAAATCTCCAACACCAGTTTTAGATTTTCTACCTAATCCAACTCTTCTTCTGGTATATACCCGACCTCGTTTAGAAACATAATAACCAGAAAATCCAGGTATATTATCCATGAACCTTTTACGCAAGATTACTGGAAAAGATGATACATGTTTTTTCTTCATATATTTATAAATAGAAAGAGGGACATACCCACTTGTAGTAGATACATCCCTCTAAGGGTTAGAATTTCTCTTGTAAGTCTTCCAGATTGGTATTTAGGTATTTCCAATCTTTCTTATAGGAATGAAGAGAATCGATAGTGTGATATAGATAACCTGGTTTTACTCCAACCTCTTGTGCTACGTATTCCATTAGTCTCCATGCAAGGTATACATCATTACCAAAGTGAGTAACAAAGTCCGAGCTTCTCTGGTGATAGCAAATGTGTAATACCTTCTCCCCTTTACCATTCTGACGTATAAGGAAATCATAATACATTGAGCATGGAATACGTCTACTACCGTCAAGAAAACATAAATCTGAACCATGGAATATGGGAAGTACTGCTTTACGAGTATCATTATCCCTTTTAAGAAGGTTGATTACCTCTTCTAAAGCTAACTTACCAGTATCACTTAAATCGTTCCAAATCCTTTCCGGATAACTATAATCAAACTTTTTCCCATTTTGACCTTCTACCAAGAATTGTTCCCATAGGTCTTTTCTTAATTCCCAAGCTCTACCAGGATTATATCCATACCAACTGACTCTTTCTCTGAACTCTTCATCTGCCCATTCTTTTGAATGAGAGAATACAAATAACCATACTGGGTCTCCGAGTGAAGTCAAGCAATATTGTTGGCAAATGAGTTCCTTTGTTTCAAACTCTTCTTTACCTTCAATTACTTTATTCTGATAGGTCTTTGGTTTTACAGTCTGACCATAACTGTTGAGTTCTCTGCCAAGTTCTGACATTAACTCAAAAGAATTACTGTAGATTCTCATTCTTCTGTTTCTTTAAAAGTTTCTTCTTATATACTTTACGTTGAGAATAGGATATCACGTTTTCCGGATATTCTATGTCTTCATATTCTAATAGCAAGTCCTTTGCTAACAAAGCCTGGTATTCATACAAGTCAGGACGTAGTACTTTGAAACTTCTGAAAAATACTTTGAATGATGACCATTCCTTTTCTGTACCGTTTAGAATTTTCTTATATACTTCCTTAACCCGTTTAGTCCATGGATTATCAATACCTTTGATTACCTTCTTTAAAGGCTTATAAGCTGAGTACATTAAGAGTGTCTCTACATTCCCATACATTTGAGTTGCAAATAGGTTGATTTGTACTGACTGGTCCGGCCCATACACATATTCTGCCATCCGTTGAATTAATAGGAAGTCGAATATTAACCTCTTGGTTATTTCTGAGGCTCGAACTACCATTGTAATAACTGGGATGTCCTCCCCGAATCGTTTTGAAAAAGTCGCAGCTATTAGACATTGTTTACCATTATCATGATGATTATTGAACATGTACGTAACATTGTAATTCTGATTATACTTTGACTTCAGGAATCTTAATTTGCTACGTAAGAGGTCTAACTTATTAAAATCTATGTAATTATTCAATAAGCTTGTCCACTTAGTTTCTTTGTAATTAAAACACCTACCATAATCAAAATCTGGGTCTACCCATGCTTTACGTATTTTTATAAACACATTGTATGCTACTGCAACTCCACTGTTTGCAGTAGCACCCTTATCAAAAAGAACTGGGTCTAACCTTAGGAAAGCCTCGTTCAATTTCTCCCATGCCTCTTGTGAAGTTGCAAACTCCAAAGAGTGGAGGGTCTCCTCCGTATTCGATTGAAGACCCTCTAATTTTCTGTTCCAACCCGACATTAGTAATTTGATTTTTGACGCCATATATTAAGGCGTTGTTTCTTAAAGAATAACATAAATAATTCATAGGGAGTAAACCCTTGAATACCCAGGAATCCCATATATAAGTAGAAAGCTTTTACCAAAGAATATTGAAAATCTAATTCCTTAGTCATTACCTGAGTTTGTTTCCATGGCCTACACTTTAGAAGATTTCTTGCAATGTTCAGTTCGTAAACTACATTGAACAATAATATCTTTTCTTCTTCATGTGATGCTTCACTTAAAGTATTGAATCCTGGAGTGTAGTCTTTTACGGATTCATGGTCTTCATCAATCATGTTAAACCGATTAACTAAACCAATAGTACCTTCGGTAACCATTGCTATTCCCAGAGTCATTACATCCTTCAAGTTGTTTACTTTGAAGTCTGAGTAATCCATTACATGATTAGTTCCCCATGATAGAATATCTTCTGGAGCAATGTTAGCAAAGAGAAATAAAGTGAAGTAGAATCCCAAGGCATCTACCTGTTCCTCATTGGCATTTTGCAAATGGTTGAGTACCTGGGTATATTCATCTTCTGTAAGTTGGTCAATATTCCATCCCCACTTATGACATATCTTAACCACTTCTGAAGTAGATTCATAACCCTCCATCAATTCCTCAATTACTCTACCAATAAAGTCTTTAAGGATTACTTGATTATAGGGGTTATTCACGTCCAATGGGGCTTCTGGCAATTTTTCTATTTGCCTGTAGCCTTCAAATTGTTGTATTCCAAGAGAATACATATTCTGTAACTCAGTACCTTCTCTAGTAGGTGGTACCTCTTCTTTAATATTCCTGATGTCCAAGGTATACTCCTTTCTTATTAATTTCCTGATGAGCCAAATCCTTTACCTTGCCGAGTTCCCCACATTTGAGATTCAGAATAAAAATCTCCTTCTTGAATTTCTTCTGGTTCAGTAAGATAAACTGGTACATGAATAAATTGGGTTGCTTTCTCTCCTGATTTAAGAGTCTGTATAGTTCTACTTAAGTTGATGATACCAATATGAATCTCACCAACATAAGGAGAATCTACAATCTCTGCCGTATAGAGTAAACCTTTCTTTGAAGCAAGTCCAGATTTGTTAGCAGCCATTAACATAGACTCTCTTGGTTCCATAAGAAGTTTGATACCAGAGGGGATAAGTATCTTACCTCCAGGGTAAATCTCAATTGTAGTTACATGATTAGTAACTGTATCTACTCCCAATACAAAGTCCGGAGTGAAATGATTTGGAGTTCTATTTGCCTCCATTTGAATAAGATGTTGAGGGTCTAGGTCTCCCGGGATATAGAAATCCAAACCTGCATCACCCTCATTACTCCGAGAAGGAGTCTTTACGTCTCTTACTTTAATAAATCTTAGCTTGTTCATAATATATTACATTGTTTTAAAAGTTGTCCAAAGGTTAATCCTCGTTGAGGGTATATACCCAATGAATGACAGAATCTGGTAAGGTCTGATTCACCCTCCATAAACAAATCAGCAAGAACATCCTCTTGCCTTACATAATAATTTGGGTTGTTAAGATATATCTTGAACATGGCCCATATCATATCAATTTTTTTCATTGCACTCTCGATAAAGTTCTCTAATACGTTTTCTTGGTACTTCGAATTTCTCAACTGTCTTTGAGATAATCTCTTTTTTATCTTTCCCTTTCCGAATCAAACCTCGGATGTATTTCTTAATACCAACTGTATCTTCCAATATATCCAAATCTTTGTATTGATTCTTCTGTTCTAATTCTTTCCTGGTAATGTTCAAATTCTGTGACATCTTGAATGCACATAATTCGGAATCTCCGCATAGTTTACACTCTTTAGTGGATAAATCATACCCAATACCAAAGCAAGGGTCTCCATTAGTTCCCAGCTGACTGATATCTAAGGGAGTAAGGACATCCTGCTTTGTTAAATCAGGAAGTTGTTGTTTTTTCTTTGCCATAATTAATCATCTATTCTTTTTTCTGTTAGTCTTATAACTGAATCTCCAATCTTCAATTCCGACTCATACAGAGGTAAGTAGGAATGTCCAATTGCATTTATAAATAGTTTCCTGATATCACCCAAGTGTTGTGAGTAACGAGTGTCAGTATAAGTTAATACCCTAACTTGCAGTCCTGAACAGAAAGATAAATCAAAATATACCTTATACTCATTGGGTATTACCTGAGTAGATTGTATATCCGATACCCATACTAATGAACTACAATTAAAGACATGGAGAGGAGTAAGTTCCTCTCCGATTATCTTATCAACCAGCTTCTTATATAATTTAATAATCATAACTTTTAATTGTTACATTTTGATGTTTACAATGTGGACAGGTCCAATCCTTAGTATGCCAAGGACCTCTTAAATCTTTTAATTCGTCCTTTCTGAATTTCCTTTTACATTGATGACATTGATATTTATATTCATCATAATCATACTGAGATGAATAGAGATAGAATATTCCGATAATCACTCCCAGTACTACTGGTATTAGTAATGTTAATTCCATTGTTTTAAGTATTAATGTTTAATGCCATATGTCCCTAATAAGGATGTAATTATTTCCTCCTACGGAGAAAAGTAATTACTCATAGTACTTATAAGTCTACTTAAGTAAGGTATTCTTATAAAGAATGAATAGGGTGATTCTTCCATAGCTTCTCTAACAGAATAACTTTCAATTCTTGTTTTTGATAATATTGTTTCCTATGTCTGCCATGTCGGCTAAGGTAATTCCCAGGATAATGAAGGTCATCAAGGTATACCTTATTTTTAGATTCATCAGTTCTTACCAAACGACCAAGGAATTGAATAGATTTTTCCTGACTATTCATACTGGCTGCATTAAGTAAGTATCTAAGCTTAGGAAAGTTTTTACCTCGAGCAATGATTGTAGTTGATACCAGGATATCTATCTTGCCTTCTCTAAAATCCTTCATTATTTGTTGTCTTAACTTAGAAGGAGTATTAACATGCACATAGGAAAGATTATAGGCATCGCCCAGTTTCTTTTTAAAAAACTTATATAGATTTTCACAATGTGCAATATGCTTGCATACTACAAGTGCAGGATATCTACCTTGGTTAATATTCCATTTTAACCGAGCATAGGCCATTCTCTTGGCATACCTATTCAAGGTAATAGAATCATCATAGATGTCTTTATAAGTTACAAACTCGGATTCCCAATTACCATACCAAGGTCTACTTGGTACCATCTTTACAATTGTTTTAGTTGAGTAACCTTTCTTGATAGAATCCTTAAGTTTAAACTCGGCAACTACCTTGCCAAAGAATCCTTCAAGATTCATATTCTTAACCTTATCTTTGGCAAGCTTACTCATATAAATGGTACCTGATAATCCTATACGAACTCTGGTATTAAATAAACGAGTAAGTACATTTTGATATTGCTTACTTCCACCCTGGTCTGCTTCATCTACCAAAACCATATCTATCTTGGATAATTCCTGTTGATAGAATCTCATGTTTCGAGAAATAGATTGAACCATACCTATAGTAAAGTTACTCCAGTTTAAAACCTTACCTTGAACAAAGGTTATATCTTCTCCCGGGAGATATTGCTTAAACTCTTCTCTAGCTTGATTTAACCAATCGGAGTCATTAGTTATTAGTAAAGTCTTTAACTGTCTCTTATAAGATAAATATAAAGATGACATGATAAGGGTTTTACCTGCATTAACCGTGTAATCTAAAACTCCAATCTGAAAAAGAGAGTTACCTACCTGGTTAGATATAATTGCCTTTACAGCTTTCTCTTGTTCTGGTCTTAATTTATACTTACCTATTTTCGTAACTACCTTTTTGACTTTGGGTAAAGGTTTCCGCATATCTACAACTTTAGGTTTAATTCCATACTCAATACACTTTTCATATACTGCTGGAAGAAAACCTATCTTAAACTCACCATGCTTGTTTATATAATGTATCTTACCATCCCAGTTCTGCATACCTCTTTGCCTTGTACGTAAATAGAAAGCATTAGGATGTCTAACTGAAAATTCCTGGTAGAGTTTCTGTGCGAACTTAAGAGGTAAATCAAGTTCGCACATATTTCCGTTTTGTATTATTATCCTACTCATTTGATAATTACCGTTACACCTTTAGTAGCTTTATCCATTCCCATTGCTTCCTTGAGAAGTTTAATGTGATGTTCCTCATCAGCAACCAACTTATTCAATAAGTACATCACGTCATCATAATCTGCCCGGTCATTGTATAAAGCTACGTTATTCATAATCTTCTTGTAATGACCGATAGTTTCTATCTCCGAATCTAATGCAATCTTCAAAGCACTCTCAGGAGAAAAACCTACCTCTACCTTTGGATAAATATCCATAACTGAATTCTCTTCGTATGGGTCTGCCTTCTGTAAGAAATCAGATAATTTATCGTAGTGTCTCATCTCTACCAAACCAATACCTAACATAAGTTCTGCAATAGGTTCAAATCTTGAAGACTGTTGAGTATACATTAAGATAGCACTAATCTCTGAGAAAGGTTTATCCTTCAGAGCATCCTTGAACATGTTAACAATATCATCTGGCCAAGGTTCGATATCATTGAAGTCAGGATAATCTACTGACTGGTCTGAATACTTGAGGACATCAATAAAAGCATTAGCTGCATCCTCTACTCTGTTACCTAAAAATTTTAAAGCTTTCATAACGTTACGTTTTTAATTATTAATCTTTTCCCAGAGAGAACCTTCAACTTCAGGTTCCTCTTCCAGGGATTTTTTGTTCTTATACTTATATAAATACTTATTGTATCTTTCGATTGCTTTATCAGTATACATCTGTGCAATATCTGGTAATCCATTACACCATGCAAGAGATTCAAACTGAGCATCAATGAATGTCTTATAATCCCAACCTTCTTCTTTTAAGAATTCCCCTACCTTTGCAAAGTGTACATATTTCTCTGGTTTATTTTCATAAGATTCATATATACCAGTTGCCTTAGCAATCTTACCTATGAAATAATCATGTATCTCTTTAGTAAGCTTTGAATCAGAATATTGCAATTCTATTTCAGCATCTACTTGATTAGTAATGTTGTCCTGCATAGATATCAACCTTTGCATAACATTCCTATAATCAGTCATCCTCTTTAAGCCTGTCTCAATATATTTAATAAAACCTTCCCGAGTATCAAATTTAAAATCCTCACAGAAGGTATTACATATCTCGGCAAGCTTTTTACAATTTGCCCATTCCCTTGTATTACTTTCGTTTATTTTACGAACTCCTCTATGCTTTAACTTTATACGGGTTGCATATAAAATATCAGCAACTAAGGCAGCATCCCCTTTGGATGCTAGTAACATGTTATTTACTTTCTTAGTTGTCCCTTTATTAGAAACAACTACTGCTCTAGTATTTATTGCCGATTTACGAGCAATAACAAAAAAAGCCTCAACTGGGAAGTTATCTACCTCTAAGGTATTTAATATTTCCTCAAATTGAGACTTAGTAATGTGAATGCTGGGTTCTCTCATTTTATCCTATTACAAACTAAAACTCCATTAATACAACCCTCATTATCCTCTACCCAAGCTTTCTTACCAAAAAGATTTATACCTGGTGATTGGAACTGTACATAATATGAACCTCTATTTGTACCAACATACCAATTTACATCTTCAGGTAAGTTTAAAGTATAATCTCTAACTTTACCATCAACCATTTCACATCTGAAAACCATATTCGTTCTTGGTTTTGGTTTAGAGCACCAAGTTCTAACTGGAGTCATACTACCCATAATCCAAATGAATACGGATAGAACTACTGCCAGGAAAATGTAAGAGCCATCAATTTTTATTTTCTTCATATCATTAATATTTTAAGTTATATAATATAATAGGAAATCCTTATTCCAAAGAGTTCTTGATTTGAACGAGTTCTTGATAACTTTGATACCTTGTTTGATATACTAGCTTGAGTGTTTGTTTCCTCCCCAAATCATTTACATCTTTACCGTCTGGTAAAAACACCACCTTGACCTTTTTATAGACAACAAGTTTGAGCGCAAGATTGACTGCATATCTTTTGGCATCTGGGTCCAACAATATAATATATCTTTGGCATGAGGATTTAAGTAACTCATTGACTTGGTAGGCACTAATAGCTTTACCCATTGTGGCAATGCCCCTATCTCCAAGTGTGAGAGCATTAAGTGCTCCTTCGCAAATGAATACCGACCTGTACATTTCCAATGCGTCATAATTAAATATGATAAACTCTTTTCCAAGGCCTGTGATATCTTTGTTGGGGTTATTATACCGAGGACCGTTTCCGATAACCTTTCTGGCATTATAATACCTGAGTTGGCCATGATAATAGAACGGTATAATAAGGTACCCGAAGAAAGGTTCCTTTGTCGCATAACCAACTCCATGTTTACATAACTCTTCGATACTAAATCCGCGGCCTTTGACATAGCTTCTAATGCTCCTTGCAATTTGTGAATCTCCGATACTAAGGAGTCTAAAACTATCGGGTAAGTACAAAGGCTTAGCTTCTGCAAGTTCAACCTTTTCATCGTGAAATTCAAGTTCTTCGAATTGTCCATTGTTTAAGAAATTTATGAGTTCATGGTAAGTATCGAATCCCTCAACATCCATAACTAATTGTGAAGGATTCGGATGCTCATTACATCTAAAGCAATTAGTTCTGTACATGGAAAGATTAACTCCCATTTTTAATTCCCTATGACAGTAAGGGCAAGTTGGGAGTTTCATCCAGCCATGTTTATATTCAAAAGCTCCAAGTCTTTTAATGAAATAAGTTTTGAGCTTAGACTTAAACTGATTTGTTATTTTCATGTTCCTTTATAGCTTTACGAATTACTTTTCGGATTCTCTTTAAATCCTCTAAATCCAGGTTACTGATGGAAGTTGTTTGCCAACCATTATGGGATATTTCTAAAGCTAATCCATCAGTCCATATATCTTTTACTACTTCTACTTTTTTAGTTCTCATTTCTCTTTTTCTTTTTACCACAGATTCTACAATAGGTTCTCGTATGGTGTTTATTATAATATTGAGCTCTCTTCCTACCGCCTTTCCTTGTAAGGGTATTTCTAGGTCTCTGCCTAAGTTCCCACCAATGCTCTGTTATCCAATCATGAATACCAAGTTTACATTTATATATCTCCAGTTGTCCTTTCTCTTTTCTTGGAATCAGCATCTGGATTATCTTTCTTTTTAAATTGCTCATCCAATTTACTACCGTATACTTCATCATATTGCTTTCGTTGTTCTTTAGTAAATTCTGTACATCTTTGTCTTTCAACATCACATTTGAATAATGCTCTACCCGAGGGAAGACCATCTCTTTGTACTACAATCTCAACTCGAAGAATATTATCTTTCTCCTCTTGCTCAGTACAATTAAGACCCATTATAAATTGAGCATTACGAACAATTGCAATTGAACCAGAGATATCATTCTCATCATATTTGGTAGTTCTATGTTTCTTACCCTCCCTTGTAATATGATGAGCAGTCCATATAATATCTAAATGTAGTTCCTCTGCTAAGTTCTGTAAGTCAATATATACGTTTGAGATTCTATCAAAATCCTCTTTATCTTTAGCTAATGATGCAAGCTTACCTGCATAATCGACCATCAATACCTTAATATCAATTCCCTGGCTTCTAAGAGTTAATATCTTCTCTCTTATATAATTGCAGTCAGTAATTAATGCGGGTACTCTTTCAACTACCAATTCAACTCCAAACCTTGCCAATTTCCTTAAATGCTTAGCCTCGAGTTTATCATAATCTCCGGAATATAATTCCTTCTTTGTTTTATTGATACTTGATTGAATGAAACGGTCCATGATTTGTTCTTGGCCATTTTCTGTATCTATATATAATACCGATTTCTTCATTCTTAGGTATCCTCTTGCAAGGTTTACCATGAAGAATGTTTTCTTTGCCTTAGGTCTATCCAAGATTACATTTACTGAAGCTACTGGAAATCCACCAGCATTGGTCAAATCATTCAATTGCCTAAATGGACATGGAACTACGGATGGTTCTGATTGTCTTTTAAATTGTCTCTCCGTAACATCTCGAATCATATATAAGGGTTCATCCTCTTTCTTAGGCTTACTCTTTTGAAGAACCTTCTCAATCTTTTTAGAGTATTCTTCGTATTGTTCGAAGTTATCTAAATCGAATGAATCATTCAAGTTCTTCATCTCAACATAAGTAGAGAACTTATAAATCTTCTCTTTAATATATTCGGAATCTGATAATTGAATTGAATAGAGGTTCTTAATGGTTCTCTCAATAGTTGGGATGTCATCCTTAGTTACTAAGTCTACATAAGCTTTGGATTCTAGCATTTCTTTTATCACTTCCTTTAATACATTCTGAGAGGGTATCTTCTTTGTCTTCTTAAAGTACTTAAGTATACCCTCACATATTAAAGAATGCTCAATAAGAACTAAGTAACTGGGTTTTAACCTTCCCAGTACTAAACCTCCTTCCTTGTCTTGAATAATGAACCGGAGTATCTCCAACTGGAAGTCCGGTGTAAAGCTAAATTTGATTTTATCTTTTTTCATACATTAATATATTGCAATATAATAACTAATAGATTTTGATAGTCTCCATATAGTTCTGAACTCATGTCCACAGTATCTAGTCTTCTAATCCTCAGCCGCTTGGTGAAATATTTTGATATTCTTATATTATATAATGAATAATTTTATATATTTGCACTAACGAAATATTTATAAAGATATGAGAAAGACCAACGGTAATAATGGTTCAGAACTGCACAGATTAAAACCTATGCAGGATTATGATGAAGCCATGTTTAATAGGTTGTATAAAGTTTGTAAACCTGTTATTAGAAACCTAACCAAACAGATAGATTACAAAAGATTCAACCTTACTCCAGATATAATATCTTCTTATTTCTGGGATAAAATGTTATTTGTTTTTAATAAGTACTACGGTACTTGTAGTGAAGAACATCTTAAAGCAAGAATCTTATCATCTCTAGCTACTTTTAAAAATAAGCTTCTGAGATTTGCCTATGGAGAGGTTGCAGAATATAACCAGAACTTATTTAAGCTTGAGGATTTATTTGATAATGATAAGGAACTCGAAGATGATGAGGAAGAAACTAAAGCTAAAGAAGATATGTTGGAATTGCTTTATGATTATATGAAAGCTAATCTATCTTCGGATGCTTATATGTTATTCGAGGTATTAGTAACTCCTCCACCATATATTAAAGAACGTATGCCTGAGTCAGGAAGAATTACCAATATACTTTTAGTAGAGTTCTTTGATATGCCTCGAACTAAAAACTCTATCAAATATATCAGTGAACTCAAAGCTGATATTCAATACTGGGAAGAGAAAGCTAAAGAAGAACTGCATTACTAAACACAAAAAGAAAGGGGCGTTTCCCAACGTCCCTATCCCAATTGTTAAGCAATTCATAAATTAAAAGTTCATTGATATTGTTACAAGTAGTTACACATTATTATAGTTTTATAATGTATGCTAGTACATAATATGGTGGTCTATTTTCGTGTGGTTGACCTCCACCTGTAGCTCGAGTATCATGGTCCCATAAACATACATAAGAATTATCTCTATCAGTTTTATTACTACCAGACAGGTTATTACCAATCCATTGAGTACCATTAGCTCCCACCAAATCCGAATGAGCTTCGATAAAGTAGGCATCTGCAAAGTTGTGAACGTGAGATGGTATTTCCTGAGTAGCCAGAGTAACCTTCTCTTGGCCACCAGTATTACCGATAAGATTATAATCCTCATTACCCGATTGCCAACCTACTATGAACTTACCTGATAAGTCTGGGGTTTGTAAGTCATCTACAATCTGACCATTACATAAAGCCCAGCCATTGGGTACTTGAGTACCATTCCACATGGCAATTAATCCTCTTGGTATACTGGAGCCTTCCATACTACCTAACTTCTCATCTATATAAGCCTTGATATCAAAATTCGGGAATCCCTGCAATAACCGTAAGAGAGTTTCTACATTAGATTGTTGTATACCATGTATAGCAGTATTATACTCTACTGGTTGAGGGAATCTTCCACCGTAAGGAACAATGGAATATTTCTCTACTGTATTATTTATAGAGTTAATACCCTGACCATAAATACCTATCAGTACCATTGAGGATTTGTCTACCAAACCTTGAGCTACAGAAGCCATAGCTCTATTAGCTAGTGACTCATAAGTTAATTCTGTATCTTCTAATACGTTTGTTTTTGACAAGTTTCTAGATTCCTTAGCACTTGGGTATAAGGGGTCTACCGACTTCTTATACAAACTGTAGAAGGAATTGGATTCATTCCAGAAAGCTCTGAATTGTACTGGGTTCTGTACTGGTTCTTCTAAAGGAGTATGATATGCAAATACAATCACATCCTCATTACTACCCTTAGAACCTTCGATATTTGGGATACTGATAGTTGCAGCATCAGATATAAATATCATTCCATCCCGGGCAATACATCCGAAATTAACTTCCGGTCCTTCTCCAGAATCCGAAGCCTTAGTCATATACCTGGCAATAATTCTATCCTTCATTGCCAGGTAAGCCGGTGAGGTAGGTTCTCCATTCGGAGATATTGTGATAGCATTGTTGGTTATCACTGCTGAACCGAATCCACAAAATGGACCTATGCCAATGGGTGCAGCTATTGCTTCAGCTGCATCCTTGGACTTAATAATACCTTCATAATCGAAATAAGTTTTCATACTGTATCTTCGTTTTTATTGTTCTTAAAATCTTTCGATTGATTCCTCATATCTTGGAAAGCCTCTCCTACATCTTTGAACTTGAATGTTATAAATTTCCATAAGATAGCCCATATACTATACCTTTTCTTTACTCCATGGAGTTCACATATATGGTTGTAAATACTATCTATTTCGAAACAATAACATAGTATCATGATTGTTATCGAAACTGTTATAGGATTAAGTCCGTATGGGTCTCCAATAGCCTTACCTATAACGGCACCAAGTAATACATAACATAAATAATCAATAACTTTATTAAGAGTTCTTCTTCCTGCTCTAGATTTTCTTACTTCTATGCCCTGCATCCTACTGACGGATATTCCAAACCAGAAGTCCGAGAGTATTAATACGAAGGCTAATAAAATCATCCACCTTAGGTCAAAGATAATGGCATAGCATTCAGAAGTGAATCCTATAATACCAGTTTTGAAGATTGTGTTAAAAGAGTTGCTTTCCATCTGTTTTATTCTATTTTAAGTTTCCATTCTGTTCCTTCGGGAACCTCTATTTGGATTCCCTGCTCTGATATATCGTTGGATTCCCATACTAATTCTGTTTTATCTACTATGTCTTTCATACTTACTAAGAATACTGCTTTGACTGCAGGATTATCTTTTACATAGAAAGTATGTTTTCCAGGTAGATTGGTAAAGAACTGATAAGGACTGGTGTGAACTACATCGGGAGCTGTCTCATAAATTATATCACCAGAATCTCCAGTATCTGAAGTACAGGTTACGATAGTAGATACTTCTGGTACACTACTACTTAGTTCTGCACTTACAGGATTAAGAGTTAATGTATACTTAGGTACTACTTTCTTTACCGTTAAAGTTACTACTGAACCTTGGTAATAGAATTCGTAAGTACCAGCAGTATCAAGAGTAATTAGGGTATTCGAATTATAAGTTTCGGATAAACCTTCTACTGTAATACCTGTTATCTGACTACCACCATCGCCATACCTTAAATAGAATTGGCAATTCTGATTCTTGGTTAATTGATAACCTGCCTTGATATAATTAGTTGGTTCCGTTTGAGAATAAGGCTCTAGTTCATACCAATTTTCATCATCCGGATTCATAGGTTCTAACCATAAGTAGGATTCTGGTGTAGGTACATATTCTAATACCTCTACCTCTACCGTTTTGGTTGGGTCTCCTACGGATTCGAATTTATAAATACCAGCCTCATTAAAAGGATAGTCTGTACTTCTACCATAATAGAAATCGGGTCCTTCTACGTATTTATCATCCAATTCTACACTTCCAAGCTTTACCCATGTACCAGAAATATTTTTTCTGTATACCTTTACATTCTTATCGAAGTATGAATATAAGTTAGCGCTTTCAAAAGTAGAATAATAGATACCAGAAGTAAGGAACAGCTTAATGGAAGCAGTGCCCTGAGCATTCAGATTAAGCTTCTTATTGGATACTCCAATGCCATAAGTAATTGTGTATCCCAATCTGTAAGCAACTACTGTACCATAGTTTGCAGAATTACCAGAAGTATCTTTGGTACATCTGAATAGGAATGTACCAACTTGGGTAGGAGTCCATCTAGAACCATTCCTAACCAATACTCCTGGGTCTGTAGTAAGTACGGCAATTAAGTCAGCAGTGTTTTCATTTGGGTCTGAGGAACGAATGGTTATCTTAGATGATTCTCGATTAGTAATGTTTACATTTCGAGGTTCACATATTACAGTATAGTTAGTAGCTATTGCTGTAACATTTAAGATTACCCTCTTTGCCGGGAAGTCTGCAATAACAAATTCATAAGTACCTGCAGAAGTTATTTCCCAAATAGAACCAGAGGGTTTAGTTTCATGAGTATTGATTAACTGAACATCTACAGGTCTGATATTGCCTTGGTAATTCATATTAGCAGTAACCTTAATCTCAATCTTGGGATTACTACCAGTGATTACCAAGTTATCTAAATCTGTACCACCACTTATTAAGTCGGCATAGATATGATAGGATTTAGTGTAGTATTCTAAGCCTACATCTACATAAGTAGTTACTGAGTTATCTCCAACGCTCCTGAAGTAATATCTTTGGTCACCTTTCTTTGCATAGAAGATAGAACCGCTTTCATATAACTTAGAGCTCCATTTATTTTCGGATGGGTCATATCCAGTTACCTGATATCTTAAATCTGCATCATCATAATCTGAAGTTACAGTTACTCGGATAGGTACTTCGGTAATATGTCCCGTTACGATTTTGACTGGAGATATCAGGGGTTCTGCAACTATCTTATAATTGTAGGCTAAATCAAAACCATACTGGATGTTACCTGATACATTGTAAGGTAAAAATCTATCGAATAGTCTATCGATAGACTGTTTGAAAGCTTTAAACTCTTTAGTGGGAGAGGTAAAACCATGACCACCTATACTAATATCTACTTGAATACATTGAGCACAACCATAAATTTTATCATAGTTGTACTTATCGTACCCGGAATAATCGGTATCATATAAGGGGTCTACCTTTTCCCATTTATCCATCTCTCCATCAGTGGGGTCTACAATGGTACATGTTAACCCATACATATTAAAAAGAATCTCGAAGAACTTCCTTGAGCCTCTGATTTTAAGTAATGAGATTGAGTACTTTAAAATTGTACGAATCTGTTCATCACTTAAATTAGGAACTCCTGTATGCTCTCCTGTTCTAGCAAAGGGTAATTCTCCCAAGAACTCCCAGAGGTAGTTTAAATACCTCTGCTGAGTTTTATCGATATCGATTAAATCTAGAATATTATCAATATCAGAAGTAATATTATCTTGGAAGTATGAACCACATATTTCTAGAAATCTTTCTAATATGCCCTTACCATCAACTTTATAAGTATCTTGCTCTTTAAATTCGAATGGTAAGAAATCAATTAGGTTTTTAAGATTTATCATATGGTCTCATTTACTTTAAGTGTTAACTGACTTGAGTCTTCGAATACCGGGATATTATAACCTGGGTCTGTATAATCCCTGTTGGGTTCTGCAATGGTTATGGTATACCTGAATCCAGATTGGTAGCCATTGTTCTGAATATCAAGGGCAAAGATAAACCCATTTATATTATCTCGGATTTGAGTAGTCTTACCTACTTCTCCATCATAAGAGAATCCCCCCTTCAGAGACTTGATTGTAAATTTAGTTCCTGAAGAGAAAGATATAAAGTAGTCCATAGAACCATTAGCCTCATCCAATTGGAATTGACCAAGGATTAATTCCTTGTTACCATAGATTGTTATAGGCCAGGGTTTAGTATAGAATTTCTTTAAGTGTAGGTAATCTACGGATTCCAAGTTATCGATGAGTGCATAGATATCCGAGATTCTTACACTACCACCAATATCCGAACTCTCTGGAGAGTAAGCATTAAACAAAGCACTGAGTATTTGAGATTGAATCTCTGAAGTCTTATATGACTTCTTACCAGTAACTTCAATATCCAGTATGATATTAACTCTACCTGCCGACTTAACAGTTAACCAAGTAGTAAGGGGTGAATTCTGATGTAAGATATCATATACCTTCTTAATCATGGCAGAGTCGGCAATTACACCATTGTCTGGTGCAATGTATACAATAAGTTTTCTACCGCATTCGTATTCAGCTTTAGCTTTACTAACTCCATCTACCAGTTTAGCTAAGTCTACAAAGTCCTGTTTAGTAACAGCTACTCCCATAGTCTTAACACTCAAGGGTATATGTTCCTTGAGCATACTGAAATTTTCATAGCTTGAACCACCACCTGCATTGTAGGTATTACTTACAGTAGCATCTGATACTGAAGAGGATATTACTGAAGGCACAGATGTAATGGTACCAGACTTAACGTTACCATTAATACCGGTAGTGAGATAGAATACTACATCAGAAATCTTTGCACCTGCTGCAGGTTTCTTTCCATTCTTACCATCTCCAAAGTAAATATAAGGATTAAGAGATTCATCTATCACTACCATAAAATGATTATCTGTAGGCTTTGAATAAGCAAAAGTATTTACTAATACCCAGGATTCTCCACCGATTTTCAGGGTCATAGTTCCGTGTTCGTAATATTTACCATTAGGTAAAGTACCAAGAGTAATCATTACACGTTCATCAGAAGGTATAACCATACCATTGATTTGACTTTCGGTATATAATTCATGTTGTACTACAGGTACCTTACAATCGGTAACATTAGCATACCAAACTACATCTCGAGTAGATAACCATTTGTTACCTGACTGGTCTGTAAATAGAGTTCCGGATGGGATAGTTAACTTAGCACCAATAGAATCTCCTGATACATCCCGAGATATATTTAAATCTACTGATGCTGCAATAGCACCCCTTGCATGATAATCTACCAAGGCTCCATGCCTAACTACCGAAGTATATTTCCGAGCAGTAGGTAAGAAGGTTTCCCTTGCCATATTATCGATGTAATAGTGAAGAACTTCGGCAATAGCCGCAAATAGTGAAAGGATAATTATTAATATATTTCCTTCCGAGTAATCTGTTATGAGTACATTCCCATCTTTGTCTTTTATACCCATAAGAGATTCTATCAGCTTGGCCTTAATCTGTTGATAAGACCTCTGATAAGGGTTGAGCCATTTATTAGTGATTCCCATATTATTTTGTATTTAATGAATTATCTAAGTTGTTGTAGGTAAGGTATAGGTATTGGCTAGAGCCTGTACCGTTAATAGAATATTCTACTTCTATATTTACCTTTGCATCAACTCTAGCAACCTTTATACCCTTAAAGGTTAACCTTTGTTCCCAGGTACCAATTGCTGTTTTTATAAACTCTTTAATAATAAAACTCAGGGCTTGTGAATTTGGCTCTTCTATACATTCCCATAGACGATTCCCAAAGTTTTCCTGTCGAAATCTCTGGCCTATCATATAATATAGGATAGAGTTAATATTATTCCTTACTAACTCCATATCTCCATTAACCGGATACCATCCAGTTTCACCGTTTTCGTTTCTGTTTAGTTTAATAGGGAAAGTCATACCTTTTCCTATTATGTCAGTAAAGTAATTATCCATTAATGTATACATTTAGTATCCTCGTAATCTTCTTGTTTGAATTCCGAGAATGGTTGACTTGCTTGAGTTACAGTAGGTCCTGAAGAACCAGGTCCAGTAGTTACACCAGAGTGTACATGAGAATTGAATAGAGCTCTAAGTGATTCTAGTTCTTGAACAGTTTGATTTAACTTCTCGGTTAATTCTTTGATATTAACCACTCCTTGGTTTGTACCTTGATTCAAGATTACTGTATCACCTGAACCTACACTTACATCTCCTTGAGCTTGGATAGATACGTTACCTTTTGCAGCTACTCCAATATCTCCATTGATATATATGGTTAATCTACCATTGTCATCATCTAAAGTTATTAGATTACCTTCTGGAGTAATAATACCCATTTTGTTTGGTCCGTCTAAAGGACTGGGTATCTGATTCAAAGCCCAACCATGGTATTCCCAAAGAGGTTTAGTTGGGTCTCCAAATTCAAAGGTAACAAATACTATATCACCAACCTTAGGAGCTAAGAACTTAAATCCATTATTGATAGAACCATGTTGACCCTTTGGATAAGCCCAAGATATGATACCATTCATTACTTCTGGGCAACATACCTTGATACGATTCATATGTTTTTCTTGGTCATCATTATCTACCACAATGCCTCGATAAACTGAGTAGTATCTACCCAATCCTTCGAGGCCATCTTCTGTTATTAACTTAGCGGTCGAGTACATTATCAGTTATTTTTTTTTGTTTTTTACTACATTAAGATATTCGTTTCTTGCCCACTCAGACCAGTCAAAAGAATATTTCTCTTTCATAGCCGGTGTTACTTTTGATTGGTCTACCTTAACTACTTTGGTTTTACCATAGATTGCAGTACCATTAGAGGTAACTATAGTACCTTCAGTTCTTACAGTACCTGCTGCTAAAGCTTGTGGGTCTTTAGCATTAAGTTCATCGTAATAGAACTTATTCTGTAAGAACTCTCCTGCACCTTTCTTATCTATGATTACATTCTTATCGTTCATGAATCTTTCCTTAAAGTAAACTGCTTCACTGTAAGTGAACTCATGAACAATATTAGAAGCATTAGCAGTACTCTTCTTGTCTTTACCAAATTGAGTTTTAGCTCTATCCTTAGCATCATTGCTTACTATATCTTGAGTACTAAGTTGAGTCTTGGATGTAGTCTGACCCGCCTTGGCATTACTCTTTATCAAATCCAAAGTACATAGATAACCTTGACCTGCATCCATTGAATGCTGTACAGATTTAATATACCAATACCCGGACCAACGTTTACCCACATTTTCTAAAGAGATTACCTGAGAAGATTGTAATGAAGGTCTACCAACTACAGTCATTTGGCATACTAATTTCCTTTCTGTAGTTTTAAGACCTCCATTGGCATTAGCATTCATGGCCCAAGCTACTTTATCAGCTCCACCATATCTACCAAATAGATTATGATATAATTTATATATTGGTACTAATACTGGGACCTTCTTCATCCTTCGAATCTTAACCTTAGCTTTAACCTTACGAGTCATAGTAGGTGTAGTTACTCCCTCACCAGAATATTTTAATTCATAGGTATCAGGGTATACCGTAATATATGGATTCTTTTCCATAGCTGCTATACCTCTCTGAGATTGGTCATTAGCTGAAGCAATTTTAAATTTATTACCTTGAGTATCTCTAAGGTCTATCATGTGTAAAGGTGTCATACCTTCCGGGTCATATTCACGAGGGTCTACCCATTCTTCTGCAAGGTATTCCATTTTGTATTCTCCAGTGAATAGGTATCTTTCGTTTTCTAGTAATTGCCTTAGATTACTTTCTAACTCTTTCCCATTCTTAGAGTTCTTTAGGATTTGCTGAAGTTGTCTCTTCTTATCGCTTGGTAAATTATTAGCTGCCGTATTGATAGCTTCCCTATATTGGTCAGTACTTAAGTTATCTAACATCTCTTGTTTACCTGCTTGATAAGCAACATAGGGTTTCTTAGAACCATATTCTTTTACTGCTTGATTATGTTTCTGAGCTTTAGCTCCATACCTTTGCTCAGCTTCCATCTCTGCAGCAATGTTAGTAGTAGGATGACTACGATAATCTTCATAAGGTACACTACCATAATTGACTACCATAGTATTATCTACTTGAGCTACATAAGGAGTAGTAACTGTAGACATTTCCTCTTTAGCTTTTTCTGGTTCTTTTATATCGGTAGAACCTACAATAAGACCTTTATCATCGGGGTCTATAGTTTCGGTTAATTGAGCCTTTGCCCTTTTAGTTACATTCTGCATGGTAAAGGATACTCTAAGTACCTCTCCATTCTCGGATTGATATATGTAATTATATTCTGGCTCTTGAGTAAACTTTCGATTATGAATATAAATTACACCATCCCGAGAATCAATATACCAAGGACCATTAGGATAACCTTTCATCTTCTGTTCTAATTGAACCAAGATGTTATTCCCTATTAATCCTAAGTCACTATCTATCAGAGCTTTTAAATCTGCCGGCATAGGTACTTGAGCTACTCCACTAAAGCTATTAGCGTAAAGTATCTTTCCAACAGTATTTCGACTTTGTTCTGTCGGGACCTGTAGTGACTCATAGACTTTATTACTTATTACTTGTTTAGCCATTACTGAAATATTTCTATGATTACACCGATGTCATTGTTACAACCATTATCTAAAAAATTAGATAGGCTATACTCTGATAAATCCGAATGTGTATAGGGTGGTTGGAATCTTAAATCTCCAACTGTATCTATACACTTTAATGTCACATGAGTTCCAGTAGAATCGAATACACAATCCAAATCTCTTACCTTAATACTTCGTACTGGGCTTGAAATGAATTGACCATCAGGGTATATGTATCCCCACTGAAGATAAATAATTGAGCTTTCCTGGAGTTCTGGGATATCTACCGTATCTGGGTCTCCAGTATCAAATGTGATGGTTGCTAAGTTCTCCTTTTCCTCATCATACTTGTAGCTCCAATTACTTATATAAGCGCCGAGAGGTATGCCTGTAATTTTATTCATTATGGGCATACCTCCAGAATCGAACAGTGCCATATAGGGTGTTGCTGTTCCATTATAAAGAATTGGTTGATTGGGTTTCTTAGTTTCCATACATAGGTATTCGTATTAACTGATAAGGTTCGAGTTCTGCAAGAGGGTTTAGGATATTATTAGCCTCAGCTATTAAATACCATTTCCCAGAATCACCATAATAACGATAGGCAATATTCTGTAGGGTTTCTCCATCCATTACAGTATGTTGTTTATCGTTATTTGTATGAGGAACTGAAGGGGGAGTTACCTCCAAAGAATAATCACCCTCATCATATTTAAGAGCTACTGCCCCATCATAGGGGCTAGCTCCGGTTAAGTATTGATTCAAGTCTATCATAAACTGATTCCTTTCGTTTTCTTTAGAGCTTCTTCACTTACAATATCGGCATAGGATAAGTTGTAAGCACTTACTCTCTTGAAGATTAATTCTTGAGTTGCAGCTGCAGGAAGTAATTTCAAATCATCAATCTCGCATGACTTACCTGCAATCCTTGTCCTTGAAGCATTTCGAAAATTGTTTAAAGTATAGGTTGCTGAAGTAAGGATGTACTGATGATTCTCGAATATACCAGAATTACCCCATTCAATCTTTAGGATTGGTGGGCTTGCCTGATAAGAGTTTGCCTTAGACCACATCTCTAGTAACCTACATTTAGTAATTACCTCTTCAGGATTTTCTGGGTCATTACAGAACCATGATACATTGAATTGTATGATATCCTCTGCACCAGTATAATGATACATGGGTGTATTACGTCCCATAGATTTAATTGTAGCCCAGGTAGTCTCTCCTCGGAAGTCAATAGACGGCGGTCTATTTTGAAGAGTTATATATTGATAGGGTGTTGATACCAAATTATATATTACTACTTGGTTCATATTACGAACTTCGGGCATTACCATAAAAAGTTCTTTATTCTTATTTACGGAATTACCCTTAGCTGGGTCCATCTCTTCATAGCCAAAAGGAACTCCACCCTCTACCTGATGTTTTAATTCCATCCGATATTGGTTTTGTATCCTTTGGTTTACTTTGGGATTCTTTGAGGTAGCTCTTGGTCCAAAAGGATTATTAGGGTCATATATCTTTCCTTTATCTGCAGTGTCTTTAGGTAAAGTAGATGTAGCCCTATTTAAATAAATCCTGGCCCTCCAAAGTTTATTTAAAGGACCAGTAAGAACTCCAGCAGAATCTCGAGTAAGGTCATTATACTTTTCAACAACCCCACCTGCTATTTGATTCAATATTCTTGCCATGATTGTTTTAGTTTATTCCTAAAGCTATACCAGTAAAATCTTGTTGGCCTCCAGGAGCAAAGTCTCCAGCAGGTTCTCCATCTACTGAGATATTGATTCTTGAATCCTTGAAGCCATCCCTGATTGCAGACCTAACTGCATCCACAAAAGCCTGTTGGTTTCTTTCTTGAATGGAAGCTTTGCTTTCCTCTGAGTTTAGAGCTTCAGTATTTTTATCTACCGAACTTGTAAGACCTCCGATTACATCTATAAGTAAAGGTATACCTATAGATAAAGCTAATCCTACTGGTCCTCCTAAGAATCCCAGAAGTCTACCACCTAAGAATCCTGCAGCACCCCTGATAGCACCTTTCTTAACTACCTGCTGACCTACAGTCTTAGCCGTATTAGTTGCCATAGAACTTGCAGCTCCTGCACCAGCAAGGCCAGCCATAGATATAAATTTACCATCAGCACCTCTAGCAGCTATTCTACCATTCTTCATTTTACCTACAGTACCTCCCATGGGTAATGCAAAGAATTTACCTGGAGCCATCTGTAAGGCAGTCATCCTCATCATCATTGCAGATATATTCCTAAGATGACCTTCAAGAATCGAAGCTTGAACATTGGTTTTAGTCATACCTGAAGCCATACCTTCGGTCTCTGCCGTAGCTAAAGCTTGAAATGTACTAATCATTCGAATAGTACCGGATATGAATTTAAATCCTTGATAGATTGTACCAACTATTGCTCCAGTAGCAACTACCTTTACCAAGAATTTACCAGCCCAAGTTTCTTGGATATCATTAATTATCTTAAGTAAACCTGAACCGAGTTTTAAGATAGGGCTAAATACCTGAGCTAATGTAGAACCTGCAGTTACTATAAAGTTCTCCCAGTTTGATTTAAACTGTTCGATAATACCTGCAGGAGTTTGTAATCTTTCTTGGGTTAAACCTTCTACTGTACCTTTTGCCGAGTTTACCTTATCCATGAGTTCGGTAAGCTTATTAGTACCTGACCAATAGTCCTGGAGTAAAGCAGATGCAGCTCTGGTACCTCGAACTCCGAAGATATTAAACAAAGCAGAAGATATATCTATACCTCTTCTACCTCTAAGTTTATCTCCCAGCATGGTTATAATCTTATCTAACCTTAAAAGGTTTCCTTGGGAATCCACTAGAGAAGCCGGGTCTATACCTAAAGATTTTAGCATAGTACTACCTGCTTTTTTCTGCCCGGTTACGGAAAGTGTTAAATAGCGCATCATATTTGCCAATGCAGTACCTGCAGATGAAGCTTGGATACCCTGATTACCGAGTACTCCAATTGCTGCAGCTGCATCACCCATACTGATTTTGGCATTTCTAAATTCGGCTCCTGAATATTGGAAAGATTGTGCAAGGTCGGTTAATGATATATTTGCAGAAGTTACTGCAGTTGCCAATTGGTCTACTACCTGAGTAGCATTTTGAGAAGGTATATTGAAGGTCTGCATGATGTTAGTCATCAAGTCAGCAACTCCACCTTTCTCTCCAAGAGGCATACTAAAGATAGAAGCCAGTTTAGCTGCAGGGCCAATCATTTTTTCGATTTGCTCTACATTGTTACCGGCCATTGCCAAGTACCTTTCTCCTGATGCAATATCTTTTGCTGTAAGAGGTGTTACCTCGTTGACCTCCTTAGCAACCTGCATTAGCCTTGCCTGTTGAGCAGCATTTGCTCCAGACATCTTAGAAGCTAAGAATACTTGGTCGTATACTCCTGCAGAATATTGGTAGGCTTTAGCCATACCACCAACCAATTCTTTTCCAAAATCAAAAGCATTAGCAGCAGACATTTGAATACCTCTATTCCAGGTATTCATATCATTCATCATTGTTCTGAATGAATTAGATATCCTGCCTGCTTCATTGGAGAATCGGTCTTTTAATACCATTGCAACACCGACCTCAACTAAGCTTCTACTGTTTATCATTTATTTTTAATCTTTTTTAGGTTATCATAATATTCATCGGCTAAGTCTTTAAATCTTTTTCTTTCTCGATACGGAAGACGCAAAAAGCTGAGATAATCAAGGACTATCTCAGCTCTACATATATAAGCAAATGTACCTGGGTGGTCTACGCTTCCGTCAGGTAGAAAAAAGATGATGATAGCATAACTGGGTATTCAGCCTTTTCTCCAGTAGTAGGATTTTCTACTTCTGTATTACCGCTGAATACTGGGTCATAGGCAAATACTGCCTTACGAATTTCAGCCATATCCCTTACTGAAAAGAGAGAGAAGTTTTCTACCTTTTCCCATTTGTTATCTACCAGTAATCTTAGGTTTCTTGCCATCAAGCCAGCACTCTTGGTTTGTTTTTCTATAGGTAACATAACCAACCAACGTTCTCCTGCACCGGTCATCAAGTCAAACATAACTTGTTTACCAGAAGATAATACTACTTCGTAGTCTACGAGTTTCTTCTGCTCAGGATAATAAGGAATAGCATTAGGTTTTTCATCCATTTCCTTTTCTGTAGGTAATGTTCCGTAATCTTCGAATACCATTTCCCGAAGTGATTGACCATAAGTTACTGACCCACCATCCTGGCCCCAATTATATTCAAATTCTACCTCTTCTCCCAAGGAAAAGATCCTTGACATGAAGATAATGTGGTACCGGTCATTCAAAGGGATACGGTCTGCATCCTCTACCGTAAGTCTCCTGTTAGGAGTGAAGTCCGTATCTACCACGATTGCCTGAATAAACTTGGTAAGGTTCATCAGGTTCTTAGAGTCCATAGGATTAGATAAAATATCCTCATCTGCTCCATTCTGTTCACGGATTGAATACTTAAATCCGGAGGGTGCTGTAAATTCACAAGTTCTAAATTCCATATTTCTTTAATTTAATTAGTTACTTAAATCCATAGTATCTGATATAACAACAAGAAAGGGGTGAGCCCTTTCTAGGAATCCCACCCCTCCACCTAAAAATCTTAGTTGAAAATAGACTAAGCTTTTAATACTTATCGGCAGTACCTACTGAGAATTCGATACTTTCGATTGTGTTTTCTGAAGCCATTCGGTCCAGGTCTAAACCTGTAATCTTACATGGCCATACCTCTTCGAAGAGGTGGGTGTTAAGTACGGAAACTCCATCTTCGGCAAGTTCATTTACGATTACATTTTCCCAGTATTGGCTTGGTACCAAACCTCCACCTGCAATCATATCCTGGCATGAATAGAGCCAGTCATGAAGCCATGTATCTGAACCTGCAGTAGTTAATAACTTCCCTACTACTAAGTTACCTACTGTAACTCTACCGGCAGTTTTAACGTCCCGGTTAACGTCTCCATGAGCAACCTGGTCAATCTCGATATCTGGCAAAGTACAAGTTTGGAACAGATAGGTATTGATAGGGTGCTTAGGGAAAGTGATACTCCAAAGGAATTTCTTTCTCGGATTTTTTACTTTTGCTCCCATGTCTTTTAGTTTTATTCGTTTTCAACAATTGATACCGACTTAGAAGCCTGGTCAATAATGATTGACATTGTAACTTCTTGCATTGGTACGATATCTTTATATTTCAGGATAGCTTTATACTTACCCTGACGAACATCTTGTTCGTTGTTCACTGAGAGTTCACTGTATGAGTTAGCATCTTGGTCACCCATCCAGGTATATTCTGACATAGCATCGCCATCTACGCAGGCATCAAGAAGAGGTTTAACCTCAAGCCAAATCTTATTCCAAGTGTTCCAGATATTTGGTTCTTCTAAATATCTTTCTAGAATTGGTCTAAGATTCTTTTTGAGATACAGATTCAATCTTACAATAGCCAGAAATCTTTCTGAATCTTGTTTTACCTGAGATGAGAAGCAATGCCATAACAAAGTTCTCTTACCCTGGTTAGGTACATCCTTTACGCAAATGATATTTACGTAGTTCTGAGCCAACTCATTAAGTTCGTTAGTTCTTGAAGGAGAACCATAATTCGGACATACAGGACCATTACCATCATAGATAATACCTCTGTTCATTCCGGCAAATGATTTCCATACACCGAATTGAGTTGCAGAAGCATCACCCAAACCAAAGATAGTTCCCAGTACATCTGAATCTACCAAGTTACCGTCTTCATTGTAGTATTTAATACCACCACCGAAGTAAGCTACATACTTAGAGTTACCTACAGTACCAAGGCAAGTCTGTACCCAAGTGTTGATACCCTTCAAATCTCTTGGCTGGTCGCCTTGAGTATAATGAGTAGTATACTTAGGTACTTCAATATAATAGGTATACTCTTGCAATTCCTTAATCATATCTACTGCAGCCTTGTGTACCTTAAGTATATCAGAATCTGTAGTAAGATGTTGATTAATATGAGAGCAAGCAAACTGATATACATCTACGTAGTCCTTAACGAACTCGAGAGAAGCAATCCATTCGTCTGCAGTAGGAGTAGTACCTGCATTACCTATGGTACCGTTAAGAGTAACCGCATCAGCAGTAATTGCTGCATTGTTAAGTTTGATATCGATTGGGTTCTTTGTTCCATCGACATCATCCGTTAACCATTTAATGAGGTTATTCCAAGATTTGATACCTTCTACTGTATCGGTCATAACCGGTACAAGGTATTCTGAATTCTTTGCAAAAGCACTTAGAGCAAGGTAGTCTACTGAAGTGTTGTTTACAGTATCTGCTGTTTTGTAGGTAATGATAGGGCCTTGTTCTAATACCTGACCATTAGCACTTACTACTTGATAGTAGATTGTGTTAGCTTGTTTGTAAACTTTTACATTGAAGGTTTCAGCACTACCTATTGGGTCTCCATAACCCTTAGTTACCAATCCGAATCCTACTGTAGTAGAACCAGAAGTAAACTTAAAGAGAGATTTAGGACTTGCTTCTTCAGAAGTAGATTCAGTAACAGAAGAACCATCTTCAGAAGCTCTTACTGCTCTAGCACCTCTTGCTGCAGCTACAGATATAACTCCCTTGGTTGCTCCCTTACCCAATACTCTAATAACACGAAGCTTAGAACCACCCATAAAAGCCTTCTCAATATTTGATACAGAACCATCTGGTACTATCTCAGAACCAAAGAGTCTTTGGAAATGTGAGAAAGAAGTGATGATTTCTGAAGGGTCATCATAAGGACCTTTCGTGGTTCTAGCCAATACACATGAAACTCCTAACATAGGAGTAGTCTGTTGAACATTTCTGTTCTCAAACTCAAACTTAACTGAAGGTGAATTTGGCATATTATACTTAATTTAAAAGTTAGTTACTTATTTAATTAATACCCTGAAGTATTGTCCTTATTCACTTGGAGTTGAAGTAAATCGTTTTCCTGCTTTTCTACTGTACCCAAGAGTACTGAGATATCTGTGATAGGAACTAATTCACCTTCTCCTGCAAGTTTTTCTGGCAAGATACCATCTTTACATATGTACTGATATACCTTTTCGAGTAGGCCATGATTTTCGTCTGGGTGGTCATAGTAATTACCTATCTCTATATAAAGATTTCCAGTAGGAGCAACCTTACCATCTTCCCATTCTTCCAGGTCATTATAGTAAGGTCTTACATACCCTCTTGATGGCAAAGCTTCATACATGATACTATGAAGTAATCTCATATCTTGTTGAGTATTTGCCACAAGATGTATATCCAGAGTTATGTCTTTAGTCTCATAAGGAAATTCTGAAGCTTGGTAGTTACCATTCTCTAGTTTATCTCCTATGATATATTTGTTCACACCAATATCACCATTATAGAACCCTTGCAATTCTATGGTGATTCTGGGACAAGTCTTTGCACCTTTTACCTGATTATTACCTACTCCAAAGATAGGTATGAATTTCTTTAAGGCTTCTGAATCCTCCTTAAATCTTTTCTCATTCTCTAAGGATAGTGGTAGGTAGTCATCAGGATTTAATGTAAGCTTTCTTTTTAATGCTGTCGTTAGTAGACAGATATAAAAGGTTCTTTCTACTATTTCTTCTGTATTTACCATAATTTTACACTATTTGAGCAGCTAACAAAGGAGTGAATCCATAAGTACCACCATCAGTAAATACACACTC